CTCCAGGTCGCGGATGAGCTGCAGCGTCCACTTCGTCAACCCGCTGGTCGGCGGCTCGTAGTGCATGCGCAGCAGCCCGTTGCGCAGCGCGGTCAGGTCGTCTCTCTTCATCGTCGTTCTCCCGTCTTCAGTCCTACCGCGTTTCTTTCTTCGCGTCGCACGCCAAGCACTCGAAGTGCTCGACGCCGATCCGTCGCTGCGCCTCCTTCACCCGCGCGGCGAGTCGCATCAGCTCAAGCACCTTCTCCGCGCTGTGGAAGAGTCGACCTTGCGGCTCGTCGACGGCCGCGATCAGCCGGTCGACCGCGACGTAGTAGTCCAGCAGCACGCCGGCCTCGAGCTTGTCGGTCGGGATGCCCTCGCAGACGTTCCAGCAGACCGCGAGGCGCAGCGCCATGGCGGCCTTGACCGCGTGCGCGCCGGCCTCGCCGCGCCACGCGACGTCGCCGACGTCGACGCGCAGGGACTTCGCCTTGCGGTCGTGCGCGGCGTGCACCTTGTGCAGCTCGCCGGGTTTCACCGCAGCCCCCGACGGCGCACCGTGCGCTCGCAGCTGATGCAGTGGTCCACCCGCGAGCCGAACTTCTCGGCCGAGAACGGCTCACCCTTGCGCTGCTCGCACTTCGCGAGCGCGATGCGGCCGCAGAAGCTTCTCGGTTGAGCGGCGATCGGCAACTTCACCTTTTGAAGGTTCGCCGTCACAGTCGCCTCGGTCTCTCCGAAGGCGTGGAGGATCTTCTGCCTCGTGCCGCGGTCAGGTACCGGCTGACCCAGATGTTCATTGCAGCACCACCCTGTGGTCGAAGTGCTCGGCCCTCAGCTGCAGCTCGAGGACTCCGCGCCACATGCGGTAGCAGTGCTTGCAGGTGATCTTCTGACCGGGCTTCGGCTCCACGGTCCCGTGGGTGCCGGTCGCGGGGTCGTCCCCGTCGAGGGAGCACATCGTGTGGTAGTCGGGGCCGGGGATCGGCGGCGCATGCCACTCGACGACGATCTTCCCGTCGACCTCCGTCCGGACTCCGATCGGCTTCACCGCGGCCTCGCGAGCTGCTGCGGCGCCGGCATGATGATCCGCCGGGTCTTCTCGTCGACCCAGGTCTTGAGCCACCCGTCGAAGTCCTCGTGGTGCGTGTCCGCCAGCGGCGCGTCGTGCTTCAGCCCGCGGAGCTCGCGCCACTGCGCCCAGCGCGCGCCGATCCAGAGGATGAAGCCGACCATCTTCCCGCCCGGGAACCGGTTCTCGTCGCGGCGGACCATCACCGCCGGGTCGGGCGTGCCCTCGTGCCTCGCGTACTCGAGGTACCGGCTGGTCCAGGGCTCGGCGTTCGGCCGGTCGGCGTTGATCGCCGCCGACGGCACCATCACCGTCGACTTCTGCTGATGCTCGGCGGGCTCGAACGGGCCCCTGAGCTCGAGCGTGCCGTCCTTCAGCTGCGCGCCGAGTCGGCCGACGCGAAGCCCCAGCCGCCGTTCCTTCTTCTTCCGTGAGTCACGTCCCATCAGGCTGCCCTCCTGTACGAGTCCGACGTTGAGATGTTCGCTTCGACGATCAGCTTGGCCATCTTCGGCACCACCGAGTTGCCCACCATCCGGTTCTTCTCCTCGTCGGTCTCAGCCGGCGAGAGGTCGTAGCCCTCCGCGTACTCGTCGAACTGCGCGCGGAGCAGCTCGGGGTCGGGCTTGAGCATGCGATAGCCGATGTCCGCGACCTCGTACTGGTCGCCGTACACCGTGACCAGCCCGAGGCGCGGCTTCGTCGTCACCGTGCGCATCGGGTCGCGCACGTCCTGGCCCTTCCCCTTCTGGCCGTCGCTCCCGAAGTACGCGGTGAGGAACGCCTGCACCTGGGCGACGTGGAAGCCGCCGGCGAGCACCGTCGGCATCGGTTTGCGGATGTCGACGCCGTGGTCGTCGTGGTTCAGACGGAGCAGCGTCACCGCGCTGATGCTCGTGTGGTCGCGAGCGGTGACGGTGCCGAGCGGGTCGCGCACGTCCTTGTTGAGGTGCTTCACCTTCCGCGGGTCGCCGTAGTCGCCGAAGTGCTTCGTGAGGAAGGCGGTGACGAGCGCGTGCCGAGGTCCGCAGCCCACGACGGTGCCGAGCGGCTTGTGCATGTCGAGCCACCGCGCGCGCTGCGTCGGCCGCTCGCCGTAGCCGCTCTGCACCATGAACGGCGCTTCGAGGTTCCCGTCGACGGGCCTGATGTACGGGTCCGGGTGGTCCTGCACGAAGTACTTGAAGCCGTGCGCGACGCGCCAGAGAGTCTTCGGGGCGAGCGGGCGCTTGATGTTGCCGATCCGCGGGTCGATCTTCGCGAGCGCGCGGGCTTCTTCCTTCGTGAGGAAGATGCTCGGGCACGGCAGCGACCAGTCGATGCACTCGACCGCACCGCGGAGCGGCAGCAGCCCGGCGCCGTGGGTGGGCTGGGGCCACTCGATCGGGCGCTGGTCTCGGCGAGCCACCAGGTAGAACCGGCGGCGCTTCGTCGGCACGCCGAACTCGCTGGAGTCGAGGATGCGCCACTCGACGCGGTAGCCGAGCAGCTGCAGCTTGCCGATGAAGCGGTCGAAATACTCGCCCTCGCGCTCCTTGATCGGTCGCCGGTCGGCGCCGAGCGGGCCGTACTTTCGGAACTCGACGACGTTCTCGAGGAACACGAATTCGGGGAGGAGGTCGCTCACCCAGTCGACGACCGCCTCCGCGAGCATCCGGATCTTGTTGTCGAGCGGCTCGGCTCCCTTCGCCGAGCTGAAGTGCTTGCAGTCGGGCGAGGCCCACAGGATCCACACCTTCCGCCGGCCGACGACGTCGCGCGGGCGCACGTTCCAGATGTCCTCTTGAATGTGCACCGTGTTCGGATGGTTCTTCGCGTGCACGGCGATCGCGACCGCGTCGTGGTTCAGCGCGACGTCGACGGGGCGCTTGATCGCGTCTTCGAGGCCGGCCGAGGTACCGCCGCCGCCGGCGAAGAGGTCGATCACCAGGTCGTGCGAGACGGTGCGGAGGAGCCGGATCGCTTCCTTCGAGAGGAGGACGCTCATCGCTGGACCCAGTTCAGCCCGTCGTGGCCGACAGGCTCGTTAAGGTCGGGCTTCGTCATCTTCAACGAACCCATCAGACCGCCGAACATCACGCGCTCGATTACTGCGGCGAGCCCCAGAAGCGTCATGCCGCGCGGGTGCTGCTTGCGGTAGGCGCCGCGATCTTTGGCCGCCTGGAAGTTCATCACCTCGCGCTGCTGCAGAACGAGCGCCCCGGTGCACTCCTTGACGATCGAGTCCTCTGGTGCGGCCCGATGACCCTCGGGCACCGGGTTGTCCGGATCTGTCGGGTGGCAGGACATCGAGTCACCCCTGCGCAGTTTCGCCCAGAGGCGCTCTCGGTTCGCCTTCGTGTACCAGCCGTGCGGATGCGGCTTGCCGTGGTTCGCGATCAACCACGGGCACGATGAGCACGGGTGCGGACATGCAGAGTGGTCGGCCACGTCAGCTCTCCTTCGTGAACTTCGGGTAGGGCTGCGACTCCGGAAGGTGCCGCCAGTCGCGGCGGTTCAGCGCCCACACGTAGCGGTGGTTGCCGGGGTGACGGACGCGCCGGGCGACGGCCGAGAGCGAGCGGCGGAGCCACTCCGTCGACGTCCTGGTGCCACAGCTCGAGCCGGTCGCGGGACACGCCGCTCTCGATCAGGTGCAGCGCGCACGCGATCGAGTCCTTGCCGCCGCTGAACGCGACGATCACGACGTCGTAGCTGCTGAGGTCGGGACCCATGGTCACACCCACTTCAGCGCTGCGATCACCTCGTTCGGCAGGCCCATCCGCACGAGCTCCACGTGCAGCGCCTTGCGCACCGTCGCCTCGTCGTGCACCGCGACCTCACCGCGGCGCTTCGCGCTCTCCGCGCCGATGAGTCCGATCAGCATGCTCGCGGCGACGTCCTTCAGCGGATGCTTCACCGCATGCAGCGCGATGAGCGCCCGCTCCAGGGCGACCTCGCGCCGGGTCTTCGTCTCGGCGGGCATCAGCCCTCCTCCGACCCGTCTTCGAGCTTCTCGGTGCCCGCGGCGCGGAACTCTTTCCAGCCGTCGACGAGCAGGCGACCCAGCATGACCTCGACCGGCCGCGCGTCGACCCGGCGATCCAGCGTGCCGGCGAACTGCCCGAGCACGTCGATGACGTCGCCGATCGTGATGGCCTTCCGGTCGCCCATCTTCGCGCCGAGCGCCCACGCGATGAGGCACGCGGTGTCGGGGTCGTGCAGCGGCGTCCCGTCGAGCGCGGCGCGCATCCGCTTCAGGAACTCGTCGGTGCTGCGGTCCCACGTGCGGCCCGCCAGCTCCGCGACGGTCTCGAGCAGCTTCTTCAGCATCTCGGCCGCGCCCTCCGCCACCTCGACCATGCGCTCGGCGACCTTCGACCCGACGTGGCGACCCGTGCGGACGACCGCCTCGCACGCGAACGACGCGGAGTCGCCGGCCCGGTACAGGCCGGCCGAGATCGCCCACGACTTCTTCCCCGACTCGCTGTTCCGGGCCGTGATGTAGCCGACCCACTTCTCAGCGCCGCCGTTCGGGATCTCGACGGTCAGCGCCGGGAAGACCGCGCGCAGCTCCGACTCCTCCACGCCGCGGAAGGCGATGGCCCGGCCGGTCTCGCCGTGGCCGGCGAACGCGAGAGACAGCGCGGCGATCAGCTTGTCGTCGTCGCCGTTCTGCAGGCAGTGCGACGGCGTGACGGCGCCGATGACGACCCTGCGAGCGGTCGGGGCCTCGCCGTCGACGCGCGGCCCGTTGAGGAGGCGGGTTCGGAGGATGAGCTCGGTCACGGCCGACTCGTCGATGGTCGTCACCGACGCGTCGACTGCCTTCTTCCGGTCGAGGAACGCGTTGTAGGCGATCGCGAGCGGCGAGTCCGTCCACACGCCGCCCATGGTCGACTCGACCCGCGACGTCGACGCAGCGTGACCCGGGCCGCGCGCCGACGTCGGGAGCAGGATGAGGTTCGCGGCGACGTTGCGGCGCGGCGCGCAGTAGTGACGAATGACGTTGCCGAACACGCGGTAGGTCATGGGCAGGTTGCCGGGCATCGACTTCGTGAGGCCGCGCTCCTCGTCGAACCGAGCGGCCATGCGACGGAAGGTCCCGTCGCCCGCCATCAGCAGGTCGTTGAAGTCGACGGCGTAGTCCTCGCACTCGTCGTTCTGGCGCTGCGTCGCCCACGCCGAGAGCACCTCGCCGAGGGAAGGCAGCTCGTGGAGCCGGCCGAGCTGCGCCGCCCGTTCGTCATCAAGGCCGGCGAGGGTCGGGCCCTCGTCGCGGGTCTCGGCCGTGCGCAGCACGTGGCTGGTCTCGTCCCACATCGCGCGGTTGAACCCCGTGCCCGTCATTCGCGCCGTCATGACTGCACCTCCCCGCGGGCGATGGCGAGCACCTCGGTGAAGCTGCGGATCTTGTGCGTACCGTTGTCGTCGAGCTGGTACGCGCGCTCACCGTGCGCGAAAGAGCCGTCCGCGTCAGGGACGAACGTCGCCCCGATGACCGAGATCCCCTTCGCCTTGAGACGGGCGCGGATATTGGTCGAGAAGTCGAGGGCCGCTGCGGTCGCTGCGTTCATGGTCACTGCCTTTCCGGGTTCGTCCCGGTCTTCCGTCGGGTTCGTCCCGAGCGGCGGGGTCGCGCGAACGACCCACTCATCTAGGGCGCTTCGCGCATTTTCGCGGCGATTTCCAGACCATTATTTCCGTAATACGCTAAGTGGGCCAGCACAGACCGAATGTCGATTTCTCGTAATACGACGTTCCAAACGCAGCGACTCCGGGCGCCTGCACGACGTCGCGTCAGCGCGTATTACGAAAAATCGACATGTGCCCAGTGTATCGGCATTTACGTAATACGCGCCGAAGTGCAGGCGGCGCCTGTGGTTTTAATCCGGAAAAATGCCCGCGCAATTCCCGTAATACACCTAGATGAGAGTCCCATTTCGGGACCGACGCGGGGACGGACCCCGCGGGCAGTACCGGGCCGAACCCGGAAGGAGCGAGACGATGAAGACGTTCCGTATCAAGCTGTACGAGATCATCGGTGACGGCGGTTGGTACTTCCCGGTCACGCGCAAGGCCGACTCCGCGGAGAAGGCGATCGCCGCCATGCGCGAGGTCTACCCGTCCAACGTGTTCCGCCTCGCCGAAGTCGTCGAGGTGAAATCATGAGCTACGAGAACGCCCCCGCTACCAAGCTCGTCGCGACCCACTGCGTCGCGTGCGGCCGTCCCCTCGTCGACGCGCAGTCGATCGAGGCGGGCATGGGCCCCGACTGCCGCGGCATGTACGGCGCGCCGGAGACCCTGACGCCGGAGGCGCGCGCCGACGTCAACGCCCGCGTGCACCGGCTGGCGACCGCGACCCTGACGGGCGCGGAGATCGCCGCGGAGCTGGTGATGATCCGCGCGCTCGGCGCCGACGTCACCGCCGACAAGCTCGAGTCCCGGTTCGTCGTCGCGGAGATCGCCCCGGCCGGCGACCTGCTGTCGGTCGTGACGCCGTTCGACATGTCGTTCGTGTCGGACCTGAAGGACTCCGTCGCCGGCCGTCGGTGGGACGCCGCGAAGAAGCAGTGGCTGATCCCCGCGACGCGCGACGCGAAGAACGCGCTGTGGGCGGTTCTGCGCCGGCACTTCGCGGGCGGCGTCGCGCGCGGTCCCGACGGCGTGCTGTTCCAGATCACCGCGCTCGTCGCGGTCGCCGTCGGAGGTGCGTCATGAAGCCCGAGATCACGGTGTTCGGTGCGCGCGCCAGTGGAGCTCGCGCGCTCGGTCTGCGCCCTGTCGAGGGCATCGAGGTGTTGATCACCCCCGCTAGTTCGGCCGAGAACGATGCCGCCGTGCAACTCGCGAACCGTATCGCCGACCAGTCTCAGGAGACCGCCACACACGAGTTCGTTCTCGCCGCTAAGCAGAACGAGATCGACGCGCTGACCGCCCGTCTGAAGACGCTCTCTGCCCTTCTCTCCGAGGAGCGCGCCATCTCCGAAGCCGCGCGGACTGGGCGCCGCAGCTTCTTTGGTCCAGTGCTGATGAAGCCCGTCGCCGGTGACTGGGCCGGTGAGGTGTGGTTGATGGACCCGACGAAGCAGGAACGGGGATTGGCGCTACGCTTTAAGTCGGTCGCCGAGGTTCGCTCGCTTCATCCCGAATTGTGGATCACTTCGGTGTCCGACAACGGCGTGATGCTCGACGCGTGGGGGTCGCGATGAAGCAGATCTCGAAGAAGGAATTGGCCAAGACGGCGCCGGACCCCAAGGCGCGGCTCTTCGTGCGCCACTGGCGCGACGAGGCGGTGCAGGTCCTGATCTGCGGCGACTCGTCGGGCATCGTCGCCGACGCGCTCGCGCGGATCGCGTTCACCCTCGGCCGCGAAGGAGAGCGGATCGAGACGACCGTGGCCGGGTGCGACCCGGGCGCGGTCGGTGGCGAGTTCCGGGCGTTCGTGAAGGTCGTCGTCGACGAACCGGCCGACGTGCCGATCGTCGCGTCTCGCATCGTCGCGTGGTTCTCGCGCGACCGGTTTCAGTTCTCATCGGTGAAGGGAGAGGTCTGACCATGCCCACGTTCAACCCCGGCGACCGGGTGGAGTCGCTCATCAACCTGCAGGGTCTCAAGCTCGGCACGCTCTACGAGGTCGTCGACACGCTCCGCAACGTGACCGCGTTCGGCACGTACGAGACGGTGATCGTCGTCGAGCTGCCGCCCGCGCAGAGCGAGCGCCGGCTGCACGTGACGAACGCGCACCTGGTGCTGAAGGCTGCGCCGGGCCCGTGCGCCGCGCCGGACGACGACGACTCAAACCCCGAAGCGAACCCGAAGAAGGAGGACTGACCATGCCGAGAGAGACGCCGCGGTGAAGCCGAGAAAGTTCAACGAGCCATTCCGTGCGCGCGGGACGTCTCTCGGCGAGGCGATGCGCGACTATGCCGGGGACTGCTACTGCGACGATCCCGCGCCGGGAGAGTCTGGCACCATCGTCTGCACGTCGTGCGCGCTGCTGGCGTTCGCTGAAGAGGCTGACGCGCTGCTCACCTCGTGCGAAGCACTCGTGAAGGTTCTGCACGCCGACTCAGGCAGCTCGACCGCGGTCGCTACCGCGCGCGCGGCGATCAAGAGAGCGAGGGCGCGATGAGCACCGCGCCGATCGCCGTCTCGAAGACGTGCCCGAAGTGCGGCCGGGCGCAGACCCGGATGCGCGGGAACCTCAGCTTCAAGTCGCTGCAGAACGCGTTCGCGGTCCAGTACGAGCGGCACGTCGCGCGGTGCGCCGGGCCGAGAAAGGAGGAAGAACATGGCGAAGAAGAAGGAAGAGACCCGCGGCCGGACGTCGGCCGCTGACGGCGGCGTCGCACCGGTCGGAGGAGACGACGCGGCCGTGATGATCACGTTCCGAATGTCGAAGCGCATGCGCGACGACGTCGAGCGCGCGGCAAAGAAGGCCGGCGTCAAGACGTCGGAGTGGTGGCGCCAGGCGTGTCAGGCCGCTCTCGAGGCTTGAGAGCTTTCTCCGCGGCGAGTGCCCGGCGTTCGACGGCCAGGCACTCGCCGCACGGGCGAGGGCAGATCGGCTGCCCCTCGACCCGGCACAGCGAGACGCGGCCGTCGGCCACGTTCTCGCGGCACCACTGCAGCAGCTTCACTAGTGGGTGGCCGCGTCCCATGCCGCCTGCTCGGTCGCGTCGAGCTCCACCATCGCGCCGGTCTCGCGCCACGCGTGGACCTTCCGCACGGCGCAGCGCAGCGCATGCAGGTCGGCCTCTCTGTCCAGTGCTAGGTCGTTCACCCACGATCCGCCAGGCAGCTGCTTGCACCCGAGAACGTCGAGCGTTTGCTTCAGCGCGTCGTTCGCTCGGCAGGCCGCGTCGACCTCCTTCGCGAGATCGTCCAAGCGTTCTTCGAGTCGTCCGACCTCAGCGCGGAGCCCATCGCGGGCCGACGTCATTTCCGCGAGTGCCTTGTTCGCGTTGTCGCGGTCGCGCACCGCACCGCGGATGAATGGGGCCTGTCTCGCGTAGTTCTCTTCGAACTCGATCACGCGCGCGTTCAGCGAGTTTCGCTGCTCCGTCACCGCATTTAGGGCCTTCGTTGCGTTGATGCAGTCTTGCTGCACGTCGAGAAGAAGAGATCCGCCGACTACCGCCTCAGCCTTGGACAACACGAGCTGATTTCTCAGCTTCGTCACCAGGTCGCACTCCGGGCACGGCTCGGCTCGGTAGCCCTCCGGTTCTCCGTCGGCGTTCGTCGCGCCGATCCCGACCTCGATGAATCCGTCGCCCTCACACGTGTTGCACGGCTCCAAGAGCTTCCGCAGCGTGTCGGCCGTCATCACGACCGGACACACCAGCGACTTCGCGTCTTCCCCCTTGTCGTCCGCCGTCCAGACGTGAACGTTGTCGCGATCGGTTCGCACCGCGGCTAGCTGCCGGCGACGTTCGTTGTTCTCCGTCTCCAGCGCGCGGAAGCGTTCGGCCAGGTTCTCCAGCTTCAGTTGGGCTTCTGCCTGGTTCTTCTCGGCGATCGACGCGTGCGTATTCGCCTCCTTCGCCTCTGCCCGCGCCAGGTCGCGCTCTCTCTGCGCCTCGGCACATGCGCCGGTTCTCTCCGCGGTCAGGTCGCGGATCGTCTCGTGGACGATGCGGGCCCCGTCCTTCCGGCAGAACAAGACGCCCGGCAGCATCCCGAGCTCGTAGCCGTCGCACCGACGCCACGCGACGGCGTACCCGCGGCGGACGATCTCGTTCTTCATGTCGGACTCGGAAAGGTCTTCGAGGTACTTCTGGACGTCGGCCGGTCTCATGCTCCTTCCTTTTCGAACCGCGTGCACAGCTCTTCATGGCCGGCGACCGCGGCCTCGGCCGTCGAGTAGCGCACGGTCTCCAGCTCGTCGCCGGTGGCCTCGAACGGGCAGCAGAGACGCTTCGACGGCCGCGCGACGAACACCATGGTCTCGTACAGCGCCGGCTTGTCCTTGGTGCCCACGCCAAGCTCCTGGATCTGTCCCAGTCCGTTCACGTCCGGTCGAGACCGCCACTCCCCGACGGTCGAGACGATGAAGCCGTGCGGCGCGATCGGGCTCGAGGTGCCGATGACGTGCGTACAGAGCCGGAACTCGCAGGTTCTAGCGCCGACGAAATGACCAGGGTGCGGCATGTAGAGTCGGCTCATCGGATCGTCCTCCAGTCGTTCGGCGCGCCGGGCAGGTCGCGCGGGTGCTTCTTCCAGACCACGGCACGACGACGCTTCAGCACCGCGTGCAGCGACCCGAGGTGTCGGCTCGTCGACCCGCTGAAGGTCCATCCGCCCAGCGACGGCGGGAGCACGGCGTAGATGCGCCCGCGGTGACGAACCGCGACCAGCGTGTGCCAGCTCCACACCGAGTCGCCGTCGGTGCTCATGCGACTGGCGCGCTTCCGCTTGCCGTCGAGGAACGCGCGCGCGACGTCGAGCTGAGGATCGCCTCTGCCGATCGTGTGGTTCATGCCGCCACCTCGCGCCGCGCGACGACGCCGTCGACGATCACGACCGCCGCGGGCCCATCCTCTCCGACCGCCTCGAGCCAGACCTGAATGTCGCGCTCCTTCGCCAGCTCTCCGAGCAGCTTGAGCCCCTTCCGGTCGAGTCGAGAGCCCTCTCGGACGGTCATCACGCGGAACTTCGGCTTCCGCGCGGCGCCGATCGCGACGGAGACGCGCAGCTGCTCGGCCTGGGACGCCTGCTCGAACGGCAGCGCGGTCTGGGAGTTCGGCCCCCGGTAGACGACGCCGTCCTCTCCGAACCCGAGACCGTCGATCGGGAACTTCGCGGCGGCGATCATCGCGGTCTTCTGCTCGTCGATCGCGTCGATCGCCTTAGTCTTCGACGCGTGATCCTTCGACAGCATCTCGACCTCTGCCGAGAGGCGGGTGCGCTCGGCCCACTTCGCGTTCGCCGTGGCGCTCGCCGACGCCGCGGCGATCTGCTTGTCGAGCTCGGCCACGCGCTCGACCGCGCCCTGGGCCTTCTCTTCGGCGTCGTCCGCCCGGTTGTCGGCCGCGGCGGCGGCCTTGATCGACTCCTGGAGCCGCGCCTTCGCCTGCTCAAGCGCCAGCTCAGCGGTGCGGACCTCGCCCCGTCTGTCCTCGACGCGCCGCGCGGTCGCGGCCAGCTCGTTCTCGCGCGCCTCCTTCGCCTCGGACAACAGGTCGCGCGCCTTGCGCTGCTCGACCTGCAGCGCGCCGACGTCGACGGCCGGTGGCGGCTTGTCGGTCGGCATCGCCTTGAGCCGAGCTTCGACCGCGTCGAGGTCTCGCTTCACCATCGTCCGCGCGGCGAACGTCTTGTCTCGCTCCCGGTCGAGGATCGTCGTGTCGACGCCGACGAGCTTCTTCAGCAGCTCCAGCTGCTCGCCAGGTTTCATCGTCGCGAACTCGAGCGCGTCGAACGCCAGCTCGTCGAACAGCTTGTCGAGAACCTTCTGCGGCGACGGGAGCTTCGTCCCGTCGGTGGCGCGGACCTCGACCTCGGTCGTCGTCGCCTCGGCGCCGGCGACCCACCGGCGCGTGACGACGAAGTCTTCGGTCGTCAGCTCGATCACCGCCTGGCGCTCGCCCTCGCGGATCACCTTCGGCGGGTGCGACGACTTGCCCGCCATCGCGTACTTGATCGCGTCGAGGATCGACGACTTCCCGGCCCCGTTCTCGCCGCGGACGATCACCAGCTCGCCCGACGGCTCGATCTCCACACGGTGCAGGCGCTTCACGTTCTCTGCGACGAGCTTGGTGATCTTCACGACCGCACCTCCGCCAGGTACGCGTCGAGCGCGGCTTGGTACTTCTCATTGGTCATCTCCGGATCCTCGACGACGTGCACGAAGTGCCCTCGCGAGTACCCGCCGCTCACCGAGTCGCACTTCGGGCCGTGCTCCTCGACGTGCGGCAGCAGCTCTCGGAGCGACTGCGCGACGTCCTCCCACGTGTCGCCATCGACGACGATCGCCACATGGAACCGTCGCCTGGGTTTGATCTTCTCGTTCGTCATCGTCGTTCTCCCGGTGCTGCGTTGTGAACTGCCAGTGACGAACCGGGTGTCGAACCCGGGGCGCTGCAGCGCCGCACCTGCTCCGTCATCACCCACCGATTCCCAGGTGGGCCGCGCGTTGTCCTTCAGTCGACGTCGAAGTCGCTGCCCGGCTCGGGCGGGGTCGCGTCTTCGGTCAGCGCCTTGTCACGCGCCTCCATCTCCTTCTTCATGAGGTCGATGCACGCGCGGACCTTCTTCGCCTTCGCCTCGTCGAGCTGGGAGATCTTCTCCTCGCCGTAGCCGATCATCTCAAGCAGCTTCGGCCCGTCGAGCGACTTGATCGGCTTGCCCTTCACGTCGGCCGGCCCGAAGACCATCAGCGGTCCGTCGGCCGCTTTCTTCTCGTCGGCGACCTGGTGCGGCAGCTTCTCCTCGACCGGCGCCGGCCCGGCCGCGGCGGCGCGGTCCATCGTTCCGCCGCTCACCGCCCCGGCCGCGCGCTTCGCCTGCTTGTCTGCCTCCTCCGTGAGCGCAGCGAAGTAGGCGTCGTCCTTCGCGAGTCGCTCGCCGTCGTAGCCGATGCCCAGCGCATCGAGCTTCGCGGCGAGCGCCTTCTCCTCGACGAGACGGTCGTGCTCGGAGCGCGCGCGGACGACTCGAATGTGCTGCGGCGGCTTCTCCTCCTTCGGCGGCGCGGTCGGGACGACGTCGATCGTCGCCTTCGATGCCTGCGTCGGGACGCTTACCGCCCCCGCCCGGGAAGCGTCGCCGGTCTTGAGCTCGTCCTGCTTCTTCGCCGTCTGCTTCATGCGGTCGGCCAGCCGGTCGGTCGTGTCCCGGTTCACGTCTGCCGCCTGCGACGCGGTCAGCTCGCCGTCGACGACGTCGTCGCGGATCTCCTCGCGCACGAAGACGCCGTCGAACGTGTTCGGGTAGGCGCGGCGCAGCGCAGCGGCGCGGGCGCATTTGACGAGCATCGTTGCCGGCGACGAGGTCCACTTCGGGTTGCGCATGTCGAAGTACTCCTCCAGGCGCACGTACTCGGCCGGCGTCTTGCGGCCCTCGCGGTAGGCGAGGGCCCAGGCGCCGACCAGCCGGCCGCGGTTCTTGTCGACCGGGTTCCACTGGTGGCTGACCTCGCCCGCGCTGCTGTCGATCAGGATCTTGTCGTTCTCGTAGACCGCAGCCGCGCGCAGCCCGCGGAAGTCGGGGAAGTCGTCGGCGCGGCCCTCCATGCCCTGCTCGCCGGGCGTGAACTGGAAGACCTCGATCCACTTCGGGTTGTCCTTGGTGCCGATGTTCTGGTTGCGCTTGATACAGAAGGCCTCGCCGAGCAGCGGGTTCATCCCGCTGGCCTGGCACTTCATGATGAAGAGCTTGAAGTCGGCGTCGGGGATGCCGGCCGGGCAGACGGTCTTCTTGATCACCTCGATGTCTTCGCGCCCCCACTTCCGCGGGTTGAACAGGTCGACGCGCGACTCGTCGATCGGCACCACCTTCGCTAGCGGTGTGCGTGTCCCGGTGATCGCGGTCAGCTCCGGTCCCAGCTCGGTCTTCTCTTCGGTCTTCTCGTTGCCCATGTTCTTCTCCTTGGTGCTGCGGTTGAACTTCACTCGCCCAGTGCGTCGAGCGCTACGTTGAGCCGTGCCAGCTCCAGCGCGGCGGGTCCCTTCGGGTAGAGCCGGAGCGAGCGGTAGCCGGACCTCGTCTTCGTCGAGCCGGGGACGATCGCCTTCAGCCGCGCCTCGAGCTGCGCGCGGTTCTCTGACGACAGGTGCTCTCCGACGTCGCGCAGGTGATCGAAGGCGTTGAGGCATTGGCCCGCCAGCAGCAGCGCCTCCTGCGCGGCTTTCTCCCAGTCGACCTCGGTGCTGTCCTTCGACCGAGTCCAGCTGAGCTTTCCGAGCGTCGGGCTCACCAGCCCGCCGGCCTCGCCGATGCGCGCCTTGAGCCGCTGGCCGAGCTTCTTCTTGAGCAGCTCCGCGCGTCGCTCGACCTCGCGGAACTTCGCGTAGTCGAGCATCAGCTGCTCGTCGACTTCGTCGGCCACCGCTGGAGGCTTGCGGTCGGCTGGGAACATGCGCGCGAGCGCCTCGTCGTACCGATCGGTGCCGTCGGGAGGTGGCGGTTTCCTGGTGACGACGTGGTCAGTCCAGAAGCGCTCAGCGGCCTCGTATAGCCAGTTGAACAGGTCCTCGTTCCACATCACGGTGAACACTTCGATGCGCCGCCCCCACTCGCCCATGAAGAGCACCGGCAAGTCGACGACGCGCAGGCCCGTTACGCCCATCTGCCACACGCACTGCAAGCACTTCTCTTCGGGTACGACGCCGGAACCGGCCCGGCCGTACTCGTGCCGGTAGCGGTTGCCCGTCGTCTTCGCTTCGACCAGGCGATCCGCCGCCTCGAGTGCTTCGACGGACGAGATCGGCCCATTCGCAGCGACGGCGCGCAACGCCTCCTCGCTCGTGAAGCGTGCGCGATCTGGCGTGGCGACCGCGAGCGGCTTAGTCGGGTGCCGAAGGGTATCGACACGGGCGAGAAAGGTGCCGGTCCGCCTCGCGTAGATGTGGCACACGGGGTCTTCGTACTCCTGGCCGAGTTCCACGAGGTCGTTCTGGTCGCAGTCGGCGAACGGATCGGCCGTCGGATCCATCTTGGCCTGCCAGAGTTCGACCAGCTTCCCCGGCCCGACACCCACGAGGGTCGGCGCCTCTGAGGCACCGAACGCAGTGGTGCGGAGCTTCTTCTGTTCGTCGGTCAGCATGCGCCCACCGCCTCCCAGCTCTCGATCAGGTCTCCGAGCGCGGACACGACGCCGGGCGACGGCTTGTCGTCGAAGAAGTCGCGCCAGTCGAACGAGCCCCACACCAGCTCATCGAGGAACGCCGCCCTGGTCGACGGCTCCATGTCGTCGAAGATCCGGCGCGCGGTGTCGCGCGCTGCGTCGCGTTCGCGGCTGCCCATCAGTGCACCTTGCTACCATCGGGGTCTGACACCGACGGGGCCTTCTTCATGGTGAACGTGCCCGGCCAGACGACCTCCGACTCTTTGATCGCCGCGCCGATCAGCTCGATGAAGCGCTTCGGGTCGCAGTAGACGCCGCTCCACGTGTCGCCGACCGGCTCTTTTCCGTCCTTCGGCACGCGGCCGATCTCGACCATGACGCCGAGCACTCCGTCGGCGGTGACCGCGGACCACTTGAACCCGAGCTGGAACTCGACCGGGCCGGAGACGCGCACCGCGCGCACGGCGACGAGCCACGCGTTGAGCCGCTGCAGCGCCCCCATGGGGACCGCTACGCACGCCGCGCCGTCGACGGCGCAGAAATTCTTGACCTCAAGAGGGGACGGCACCTGCTCGAAGAGATCGTGTAGCTCGTTCTTCTTCAGACCCATCGTCGTTCTCCCGGCCAACCCCCGGCCCGCCGCGTGTTCGCGCACGCGGGGCCGGAGGCCAGCGATGATCTGCTGTGACTGCAGTGAGCCGCGCGCGAACGCGGCGTGGTCGATGCCCTTTGTCTCACGGCCGCATCGCGTCGCGCAAGGTCTTCGCCCTCAAGATCGTGCGCTGATCGCGCGACAGCGGCGGCCCACTCCCGCGGCCCCTGCCCCGGGGCCTTGGGCGCGTCGCGCGATGAAGCCGCGCGCCGCGAAGCGGTCGTCGACGGGGACTGCTCATCGGGGAGTGTTCGAAACGAATTCGCTGCCCGGTCGCTGCGCCCTGACGCCCGTAGGAGACGCATGCCGTCACCGCGCGCGCGAAGCAATCGATCCGAAAACACGTCGTGTCAAGATCGGTCTGCGGCCAGAGAGAGCACGCCGACGCGCAAAACATTCGTTCGACAATTAGTGCGTGTCTCGTAAGAGACACGCCTGATCAATAGACACGCACTAGGAGAAAACCGTAGATCGGATCGGCGCGTAATCACTCGCTCGACACGAGTCTCGCTCGGCACGCGTCACTGATTCGTGGCATAGGTTGACCGACGCGAACGGCGTGACCCGACGCGGTCGTTCTTCGATTCCAGAATCCTGCCCTTCGGGCGGAACCCGCGAGCGGCGGTCACGCGCCGCCGCGGGTGCAGTTCTCTGGGAGGTGGTCATGACGAAGACGGAAGCAGAGATCGACTTCGCGATACGCAAGCGATCGGCGTGGTTCCGCGCGCGCGAGCGCAGACGCGCGGTCTTCGTCGCCGCCAGGAAGGCAAGAAAGGCGGATCGGCAATGGCGACAATCGACCGGCTGAAGAAGAAAGAAGCGCGGATGATTCTTCAGCTCGCCGAAGTCCGACGAGAGATCGCCGTGCTAGAAGGTCGGCCGGCGCAGCGAGACCTGCCCGCCGTGCCGACGGCGCCGCCGCGCCCGCCGCGCGCGCTGAGCGAGGCCGAGCGGGTCTTCCGACTCTTCCGTGAGGCCCGCGAAGAGGAGTTCGAGCTGCACGGGATCCCGTTCGTGCCCGACCGGCCATCGACGCCGGCGTTCGTGAACACCGCGATGCAGCCGGTGATCGCCGCGGCGAACGCGCTGCTGGTCGAGTGCCAGAGCTGCGGCAGTGCGAAGGTGCGCGAGGCGGTGAAGTCGGTCGACGACGTGCTGCGTCTCTTCTTCTTCCACAAGTTCTTCACCGACAAGTGGGCCGCGGGTCTCGAGCCGCCGTGGCCCTTCAACGCGTTCGTGTCTGACCGCGTGTGGCCGAAGTACATCCCGTCGTACGAGGCATCAGGAGCGTCACCGTGAGCGAGTTCCAGGGCTACGCGGGCGCGCCGATGCAGCCCGCCGCGGTCATCCCATTGCGCCGGTCGGCGCCGTCGCACGAGATCGAGGAGAAGCTGATCGGCGCCGTGCTTGAGCTGCCCGACAAGCTGGAGCTGATGGACGCGAGCGGTCTCTCCCGTGCGAGCTTCAGTCAGCCGCGGTGCGCCGTCGTGTGGATGATCATGCGCCGGCTATCCGAGCGGAAGCTCGGCGTGAATGCGGTCACCGTGGTCAGCGCAGGGAAGCGTGCTCAGCTTCTCGCCGACTCCGACCTTCGGTGGCTGACCGACGTGCAGGAGGCGAACGTCCTCACCCGCGACCAGGCGCTGCAGGTCGCGGAGGATGTGCGGATCCAGGCCCGTGCACGAGAGATCCGAGGCGCGCTCATGCAGCAGGTCGACCTCATCGACCGCGGGCGGTTCGCGCCCGGCCACTGCACAGACGCGCTGAACACGATCGTCTCGGGTCTCGCGCTGGACTTCGCCCGCGACGAGACGGCGGAGGCCGACCTGCTCGCGCTGAACGCGTCGTGGGACCGAAACGTCGAGCAGGGGATCGCCAGCTACGACAAGACCGGGATCCGCGTGCTCGACGAGATGATTGGCGGGCACCCGAAGAACCTGTTCATGATCCAGGGCGCGCCCGGCGTCGGCAAGAACGCCTACGTCTCGACGGTGCTCCCGGCTCAGCTCCGCCTCGATGCGCACCTCGGTCCGGACCACTGGAGTAGAACGGGGCTCATCGGGCTGGAGTCTGGCACGAAGTGGCTGACGAACCGGATGCAGGCAGAGGCGCTCGGTATCCCGATCCGTGAGGTCGGGTCGCGGAAGCTCACGCCCGAGCAGCTGGACCGGAAGGCTCGCGTCGACCAGGAGCACTTCGAGCTGCTGAAGCGGGTCGAGATCTTCTCCGGACACGGCGTGCACCGCTCCGAGCTCATCCGGCGTGCCATGCGCTGGGTCTTCACGAAGGGCGTACAGCGGATCTACGTCGACAACCTGAGGGAAATCCGTCACCACGACCCGCGGCAGCGCATGGAGTGGTGGCAGGCGGTCGCGGAGACGGTTCGCGCGTGGCGCGACTTCGCAGAGCGGTACGAGATCCCCGTCGGCATCCTCGTGCACGACACTGAGGAGCGGGCGAAGCCCGGTCACGAGCTGCCGCCCGACCCCGACAAGATGATGGGTGGCCGCGACGCCGGCGCCCGCGCCAGGCTCGTGATCGGCCTGTGGTCCAAGGGCTCGTCGGTGCGCGCGACGATCACGAAGGCGAACGACCTCGCCGAGGCCAAGTGGCCGAACGGCCCGACGATGGAGTTCCAGAGGAACTTCGAGGCCGGGACCTTCGCGCCCGACGGCGGCCGTCGAATCGACGTCGACGCCGAGCGCGCCGAGGAGCGCCGGAACAAGCGCCACCAGGCACTCGAGCAGTCTGTCGACGACGGCTTCGAGCGCGACGCGATGCGGAAGAAGCGCAAGGGCTCCGACTTGGCCGTCGACGGCAAGGCGAACTCGGCCGGCGACGAGAAGAAGACGGAACCGCAGTCGGCGCTAGACCTGGGCGCGATGCAGACCACCAAGCCGGAGGGCACATGAGCGAATTGGCTGAGAGCATCTGGAGGAGCGACCATCGGCCTGGGTACTTCGGACGACGCCGCGACGCGAAGACCGCCGAGCTCAACGCGAAGCACGGCGAGGGACGGTGGCGTCTCGCGTGGGTCGCGGGCGCGTTCGACTTCAGCTTCGAGAAGGCGTGCACCGTCTTCTACGAGGAGAGCTACCTCCGACAGCTGAGCGCCCATCCGCTGGAGGTCGACTTCATCTGCTCGTTCGGGGAGTGCATCGACAACGCGCCGACGAACGTCGAGAGCGGTCTGGACTACACCAAGCAGGAAGCGTTCAGCACGCACATTCAAGACATCGCGGTGCGGAACGTGCTGCGTCGGCTCGGTCGAAAGTTCGACGGGCCGCCAGACTCCCTGCTCGTCATCCGCGGGGTCGACTCGAACGGCCATCGGTTCGGGCCCGGCAACGTGCCCTTCATCACGCCAGGGCTGATTTCTCAGCCCTCGCTCGTGCCGGCGTGGGGGAACCGCTGGTCGGTAGAGGACTTCTGGCAGTCGAACAAGTGGGTCCAGGTCCTGAAGTGATCTCCGAGCTGAAGCGCGCACTGCACCTGATGAAGACCTGCGGTTGGTCGGGAGCCGAGAACGAGCCCTTCTGTCTCGACTCGTCGGGGCGCCAGTGCTGGGAGTCCGAGGAAGGCGTGGCCCGATTCTCCGTGCACGGCGCGCTGCTGACGTGCGGTGCGTACCCGGAAGGCTGGTACGTGCTCGAGTCGGTGATCGCCCCGGCGCACGCGGCCGAGGCGCGGTTCGTTCTCGAGCAGAAGCCAACCACGGTCGAGCGCGCGCGTCAGTGGCAGCGCCTCTGCCGCGTAGCCTTCTCGGAGCCGACCCTTGAAGAGTGGCTGATGGTCTTCGACCGCAGAAGTGAGCAGGTGCAGCACGCGTTCGCGCTCGCGATCCAGCGCGCAAAGAAGACGGGAGAACGACGATGAGAAGCAGTGCGATCGAGCGCGAGCTGGAGCGACGCTGATGTCCGGACCCAAGCCGAAGCCGCCGCGCGATGGAGATAAGATCCAGGCCAGACAACGGGTCAACGTCGAGGTGAGGACGGGGCGTAGACCGCATCCTAATACATTGCCGTGTACAGATTGCGGCCACGTGTGGCGTCCTGGCGAACGCCGACACGAATACGATCACCACCTCGGCTACGCGGCAGAGCATCACCATGACGTCCAGTCGGTCTGCACGATGTGCCACGCCCGCCGCGATGGCAGAGCGACGTGGACGCACTGCGCGCGTGGACATGAGTTCACCACGGAGAACACAATCAAAAAGACGAATGGAAATCGATTGTGTCGCGAGTGTCGCCGCGCGCACGACCGGGCGCGGACTCCGCGCGGGTCAGAATTCTGGAAACGCATCAATGCGAAACGGAGGGCTGCGTAAAATGGGAGAGAGCACAGGCATTACATGGACAGACAGCACCCTGAATCCAGTGATTGGGTGCCAGCGCGTCAGCCCTGGCTGCCAGCTCTGCTATGCCGAAGTGCAGGACGCGCGGAAGCGGTGGGGCGGCGAGGCGCACTGGGGCCCGACCGCGCCGCGCTACCGCACCTCGCGCTCGACCTGGAACAACGCCCTGCGCTGGAACAGGGCGGCGATCGCGCTGAGGAAGCGCCACCTCGTCTTCTGCGCGAGCCTCTCCGACGTCTTCGAAGATCACCCAACCTGGAGCGAGGTGCGGCCCGATCTGTTCGCGCTCATTCGGGCGACGCCCGCGCTCACCTGGCAGCTGCTGACCAAGCGCCCCGAGAACATCGCACGGCTCTGGCCGACGTCGATCCCGGCCGGCGTGACGTTGAAGACCGGGTTCGAGAAGGAACGCGTCGACTGCCCGCCGCCCGGCGAGGACTGGCCGCACGTGTGGCTCGGGACGACCGTCGAGTCGCAGGCGTACGTCTCGCGTCTCGACCACCTGCTGCGCGTCGACGCTGCGCTCTACTGGATCAGCGCCGAACCGCTGCTGAGCGACGTCGACTTCGCGTCGCACCCGGCGTTCGAGCAGGTCGGCTGGGTCATCGTCGGCGGCGAGAGCGACGAGGGCGCGACCGAGGACGCGCGGCCGTTCGACCTGCAGTGGGCGCGCAACATCAAGCGCCAGTGCGAAGACGCGAATGTCGCCTTCTTCATGAAGCAGAAGGGATCGAACGTCGTCGACACGATCGCCGGCGTCACGAAGCCGATCTCGTGCCTCGGGAAGGGCGACGAGCCGACGCTCTGGCCGCGCGAGCTGCAGCGCCAGGAATTCCCCATCGCGAGAGCAGCGTGACGGACCGCTGCCTCCATTGCGGCGGCCCCATCGCGGACCGACGTCGGAACACGTGCGGCGCGCGGAAGTGCCGGCTGTGGTGGAAGGCGCGCGCCGAGCGCATGCGCCGGGCGAAGCTCGGGTTCGGCACGAAGAAGGGTCGACGGAAGACGACGGCGCCGGGCCTCGAGCGCATGCGAGACCGGACGCCGGACGGCCGGTGTCCGTTCTGTCTCGATCCTCTGCCGCCAGAAAAACCTGGACGCAAGGCGCCCAAACACTGCGGAGACCCTGTGTGTGAGACGGCCTATCACCGCGCCCACGCGCGCGATCGGCGCAAGGGCAATCTGGTACGGCAGCAAAGGACGGTTGCGCGATGAAACATGGGATGTGGAAATCGGTCGAGTACCAGGCGTGGGGCTCAATGATCGCCCGCTGCGAACGAAGGAGCTATCACCTGTTCCGTCGCTATGGAGGGCGAGGCATCTCCGTGTGTCCACAGTGGCGACACGATTTCATGGCCTTCTTTCGAGACATCGGGCCGCGTCCGGGTCCTGGCTATTCGCTCGATCGCATCGACAACGACGGCAACTACGAGCCGGGCAACGTGCGGTGGGCGACAATTCAGCAGCAGGTCGAGAACAGTTCAGCCGTTCGGCTGCTCACTCATGCCGGTTTGTCGTTGAGCGTCTCGGAGTGGGCGAGGCGTGTTGGCTTCAGTCGAGAAGCCGTCAACGCACGGCTCCGCGCCGGCTGGAGTGTTGAGGATGCGCTGACTAGGCCCATCGACCAGCTTCGTCGCCCCGTCGTCCTGCGAACGAGAGCGCAGGAGAGGGAAAGCGAATGATCCGGCTCACCGATGGCGAAGTGCGCATCATCCGCCTCAAGGTCTCGCAGTTCGACGACGGCCGCTGCCGCGAGGTAGACGGCGAGGGCTGCAGGTGTCTCGTGCGCCAGCGCGGGCACGTCGGCCCGCACGACTTCCCCTACAGCACGTGGCCCGACGCAGTCGCGGCGAAGAGGGCTTCGTGACCGTCTGGGCAGGGCTCGACCCGTCGATCGCGGCGTTCGGCTACGCGGTCATGCGCCGCGAGGTCGGCGGTCAGCCGTACCTGCAGACGCTCGGCACATGGCGAACGAAGATCGACGCCGACGCCGGCAAGCTCGAGGACCGCGCGCGCCGGTGCCGCGAGCTGGCCGTGAGGATCGCCGAGCTGTTCACCGAGTTCGGCGTGCAGGACGCCTACATAGAGTCGCCGGTGCTCGGGCTGCGAGACGGCAAGATCGCCGTGCACACGGCCGGGCGCATGCGCGGCCTCGTCGAGGGGATCTGCTTCGCGCGCGGCGTCACCCTCGCCGAGGTGCGTCCCGAGATCCTGAAGCAGGCCGTGACCGGCAGGAAAGACGCATCGAAGGAGCAGGTCGCGCGGGTGCTCGCGCGCGCGTACCCGATGCCGATGGTCTTCGACGCCGACACGGACGCGACCGACGCGCTCGGGGTCGCCCACGTCGGAGCGCACCGCGGGGGGTCCGGGGTGACGATCAGCAGCGGAGTCGTGAGGTACAGCCCGCCGAGCGAGGACGATCTCGACGTGCTCGACTACTAGCCGTCCACGGGAGAACGACGATGGGGCAGTTCCAGAAGGGCAAGCTCAAGTGATTGCGATGCTCAAGTCTCTGGCCGTCGAGGTTCGGCGCGTCTACTCGCCGCCTGGCGGTCGCGCGTGGTCGATGGCCGACGTAGCGATCGTGAAGCTCTTGAAGGCGATCGAGTCGGCGCGCGACGTCGACGCTAAGGCGATCGTCGATGAGGAGATCGCCGCCGCCGACCGCAAGCGCGACGGCGAGGTGAGCGACCACCCACAGACGAAGTACGACGGCCAGCAGCTCGGAGACGCTCTCCGTCGCGTGAGGGCTCGGCTACCGTGAGGCCGCCATGGCACATCAGGCTTCGCTGCTGGCTGTTCGGTCACCGGTGGGTCGCGGAGACGCGGTGCGACCCGGTAATCCCGGCCCTCGCGATCTGCAAGAGGTGCAGCAAGCACACGCGGGTCATAGGTTCGCCGTGACCTTGACGACGAGATCTGAACGGGAGACACCTGTGACGGGAGAACGACGATGAGGATCTATAAGCCGCACGGGGCAGCGCTGACGCTGCCGCCGATGAAGCAGTCGGAGATGGACGCTCTCAAGCAGAGCATCGTCTCGCAGGGCCAGCTGTTCGCCGCGGTCATCCTCGACGGGAAGCTCCTCGACGGCCGCAACCGACAAGAGGCGATCCGCCAGCTCGTCTCCGAGAAGAAGCTCGCGCCGACGACCGAGCTTCTTGTGGTCGAGTGGTACGCGGAGACGAAGCACGGGAGGAAGTCGGTCGCTGAGTTCGTGAAGGGCGCGAACGTCGACCGCCGCCACCTGAACGAGTCGCAGCGCGCGATGGTCGCCGCACGCCTGCTGCCGATGCTGCGCGCCGAGGCGAAGGAGCGTCAGCGCCAAGCCGCGCGCGACACGAACACGCAGCGCAAGAGCGGCAAGCGCCCGGCGAAGAAGGCGCCGTCGAAGTCCGCCGCGCAGATCGCTTCTGACTCCTCGGGCTACAAGGTCTCCTCGCGCACCGTCGAGCGGGCCGAGTTCGTCACCAAGACGGACCCCGCGCTGGCGAAGCAGGTCTTCGCCGGTGAGCTGACGGTGAAGCAGGCCGAGCGCCGCATCCGGAAGCGCGGGCAGCTCGCGCTCGCGAAGCAGTACAAGCCGCCGCCCGGCGAGTTCGCGGTGATCTCCGTCGACTACTCGTGGACGTACGGCGACAAGCGCGAGGGCAACGAGTCGCAGGCCGGCGCGCTACCGTACCCACCGATGACGGTCGAGGAGATCTGCGCGTTCCCGATCCCCGCCGCGGCGAACTGCCTGCTCGTCTGTTGGGTGACGAACCCGATCCTGCTGGACCTGAAGACGTGGGCCGTCGTGCAGGCGTCGATCGAGGCGCGCGGGTTCCGGGCCCGGCAGATCCGCACGTGGGTGAAGACCGAGGCCGACGGCTCGGACTTCTGCGGCATCGGCGACCCGCTGCGCGGAGACACCGAGCACGCGATCTACTTCGTGCGCGGCGACGTCGCGTACAACCCGACCGGCGCAGAGCACGGGAACCCGATCCAGCGCACGTCGTTCCGCGCCCCGGTGGGCGAGCACTCCGCGAAGCCCGACGTCTTCTACGAAGACCTGATCAAGCTCTGCCCGATGGGCCCGCGGCTCGAGATGTTCGCGCGGAAGACGCGGCCCGGTTGGGAGGGCACCGGCAGCGAGCTTGCGAAGCCGACCGACAGCGGCGACGCTGCGCCGGCAGCAGCTCGACCCGCCACGCCTAGAATCGAAGAGTCGCCGGCTTCACCTCCTGGCGGCCCGTCGTTCTCCCAGCACGGCGGGTCGAGTTCTGTTCTGTCTGGGCCGACGTATGAGTGCGGTACGTGTCACGCCGAGTTCCCCGACCTCGACGCGCTGAAGAAGCACCGCGGCACGTGCGCGAAGTTCTACAAGTACAAGCCCGTCGACTGGAAGCTCGACAAGCCCGTGCCGGCCGTGAACGGAGAGCTGGTGACGGTCGTCGACGCGTTCGCCATGGGAGCGATGCCGGTCATCGACGACGCGCAGCACGAGGCCGCGCTCGCCGAGGTGACTCGACTCGTCGCCCTCGACCCGAAGGACGGAACGCCCGATGGGCAGCGACTGAAGAAGCTCGCCGCGGCCGTCGAGGCGTACGAGAAGCAACGGTGGCCGATGGAGAAGCCGGCGATCGGGTTCACGCCTCCCGTCGAGCCGGCGTCGACGACGGCGGTTCCGGACGATGAAATTCCCTTCTGACGTGGCAGTCCAACGCAGCGCGAACGCAGTGGGAGAACGACGATGACGAGACAGATCGAGGTGCCTGGTACTGAGCGGGCGAAGGTGCACAAGAAGGTGATCGAGAAGGCCGACGAGCACCGCAGCGCGATCAACAGCCACACCCGCGCCGCGGTTAAGCGTCGCGACACGAAGCTGTCGCTGATCGCGACGATGCGCGAGCACGGCGTGAAGGAGTACGTCGACACCGAGGCCGCCCCACCGATCCACGTGAAGCTGACCGCCGAGGACAAGGTCACGATCAAGGCGTGGAAGGAGAAGGCGGAGAAGGAAGAGAAGCCGAAGGCCGAGGCATGAGCGGTCGGCGCGTCACCCTGAACGCGGCGGGCGGTGTGCGGTTCACCGCCGAGCTGCCCGTCGACGACGACGACGACTTTCCGTCGGTCGTCTGCGCGTTCGACCCCCGCGATCAGGGTGTGCCGCACCGCGCGGTATTCTTCGCCCCGACGGTCTTCGAGAAGGACGGCCGTCGCGAGTACGAGCAGATCGAGATCGTCAACGCGCGCAACGTCGAGGTGGTCCAGTGAAGAAACAGAAGCGCTGGACGGAGTACATGCCGCTAGACGAGATTCGTCGGGCGGCGCGTAACCCGAAGAAGCACGCCGACGAAGACCTCGAAGCGTCGGTGGCGCGGTTCGGGTACGCCGACGGGATGATCTACGACGAGCGAACCGGACGCATCGTCGGCGGTCACGGTCGGCTCGACGCGCTCGGGGCGCTGAAGAAGAAGGGTGCGCCGCCGCCCGACGGCGTCGAGGTCGACGGCGACCGGTGGCTGATCCCCGTGCAGCGCGGGTGGTCGTCGAAGAACGACGCCGACGCCGAGGCGTTCCTGGTCGCGGTCAACAACCTCGTCGCGAAGGGCGACTGGAACCGCGCGGAGCTGGTCGACATGATCTCCGGGTGGGGCGACGACGCGCTGGCCGGCACCGGGTTCGAGCGCGACGACGTCGACGAACTGATCGCCTCGCTGGAGCTGCCGGACCAGAACCCGACCGGCGAGCCGTCTCTGGAGTCCGAGGTCTACGTCGAGGTCAGGTGCACGCGCGCGGCGTTCGAGAAGATCCGCGCCCACGTCGAGGCGATCGCGAAGGTGCCAGGTGTCGAGACACACGTTTCGTAGCATCCAGGAGTCGGGCGGCGTCGCGTGGCAGAAGCAGCTGCGCGACCGTCACCAGCACGAGCCGGCGCCGGACGTCGACCTGAGCCTGAAGACCGCGCGCGTCGGCCCGGTCGCGTACGACGTCGCGAAGCAGATCATCTTCAAGTACGAGTGGCTCGGCACCATGGGCACCGCGACGAACCGGTGCTACGGCCTCTCGTTCGGCCCGTACGTCGCCGGCGTCACGTGCTGGACGCCAGCGGGGAAGGCGCTCCCGGCGCTGGCGAAGTCGTTCGGCATCGAGAACCACGAGCTCGCCTACCTCGTGCGCGGCGCGTGCGTGCACTGGGCGCCGGTCGGGACGAATTCCAAGCTCATCGGCTACTCGCTGAAGCTCGAGGCGAAGCGCGGCTCGAAGCTGGCGATCGCGTTCTCCGACTCCGACGCCGGGGAGATCGGCACCGTGTACCAGGCGACGAACTGGACCTTCGTCGGCAAGGGCGACGCGTGGCCGCAGTGGGTCAGCCCGAAGGGCCGGCTGTGGAGCCTCAACCAGCAGACGGACTACGCGCGCCGCACCGGGATGACGAACAAGCAGGTCGAGGCGCGCCTTCTCGCCGACGGGTGGAAGCGGCAGACCGCGAACCCGAAGGGCCGCTACGTCTTCCTGCTGGACCCGAAGGACGAGAGACTCGCAGAGATGGTAGAGAAGAGACGGCAGCCGTACCCGAAGCGCGGCGAAAAAGGCTCGCCCGGTGGCACCACCACCGGGGAGGGCGGCTCAATCCCGACCTCGCCGCTTCCACGGGTGACGACGTGACGCGCCCGCTGCTGATCGGCGAGGCGCCGGCGCGCACGACGCCGCCCGGGTGGCCGCCGTTCTACGGCCGGCAGCGCAGCGCGAAGAGGCTGTGGGAGATGGGCCTGCGCGTCACGCGCTCGTCGGCGTCCGGCGTCGGCAACGTCGACGCGGTGAACCTGATCGACGAGTACCCTGGCCCGAGGTGGCCGGCCGCGCGCGCCCGCGACGTCGGCCGCGATCTTCTCTTCGGCACGCCGACGCTTACTCAGCCTCAGGTGTGGTCTCGGACGCACGTCTTGCTCGTCGGCCGCAACGTCGCCGACGCGTTCGGCGCGCTGACATCGTGGGATTGGTTCGAGTGGTTCAAATTCAGAGACGACCGGCAGACGGAGTTCGCGATCGTGCCGCACCCGTCGGGCCTGAATCGATGGTGGAACGAACCGAAGAACGCGGCACGCGCCCGCGCGTTCTTCGAGAAGCTGATCGGGCGCAGTCGGGACGCCGCGTGAGCAACGAGCAAGAGAGACAGTTCCCGGTGCTGTCTGAGGACCGTCGAAAGACGCCGCCGCCGCACTCCGTGCCGTGGGCGTGGATCCAACAGTTCGAGCGGCAGGCGATCGAGAACCACGACCAGGATCTCGAGAAGCTCGCGTCGCGAGGCGGGATGGGATGGTTCGAGATCGTCTGCATCATGCGCGGGAAGAAGCTGCGGCAGTTCGACGCGCTCAAGGACGAGCTCGGACCGACGCCGGCCGACGGGCAGCGCGCGGTGCTCGCTGCCGTCGACGCGTGGAGGTCAAGGCAATGCACGTGCAGCTACGAGGACAGCGAAGAGATGACCGGCCATGCGCCGCTCTGCGCGGCGGTGAAGCGCTGATGGACGCCGTTCTCCACCAGGCGCTGCTCGTTCGATGCCGCGGCCACTGCGAATGTCATTGTGGCGCGAAAGTCCCGCCCGGAGAGGTCGATCACTTCTTCGGCCGGGCCAAGGCGGAGGAATCTGAGGCGACGTGCTGGGTGCTGTCGGTACGGTGCCACTACGCGAAGACGCGAAACAGCCCCGACGCGTCGACGTGGTTCCGCAGGTTCGCTGCGCACTGCGACGCGCGCGCCGACGAGCTGAAGTTCAACAACCCGGCGAGGCGCGCGTACGAGGACGCGGCGAACCGCGCGCGCGCCCGACTCGACTTCGTCGACACGCGCCGCGCACTCGGTTCGACCTTGGGGACACGGCGGTGAAAGAGGCGCTGAAGAAAGTTGGCGTGGCGCTGCTCGCAGCCACCGCTGCTGTAATCGGGGCCGCCATTGGCGAGCTCGCGCGTGACGAGATCAAGCGCCGTTGGGCTCCACCTCCTGCGCCCATACCCACCAAGCGACGTAGGAGGAGACGCCGATGAAGACGATGAAGACAGTAATGCTGATAGCCGCTGCGCTGCTGGTCGGGTACCTGGTGGGCGACGCGCACGCGGCGCGCGACGCCGAAGAGTGGGAGGCCGCGGCTAACCGCTGCGTCGTGATCCTCGAGCGCCACGTGGCGCGGTTCCAGGCGATGCAGGTCGCGACGCGGCGCAACGACGAGCTGATCGAGGCGTTCGTCACTGGCCGGGCGAACTGCGCGGTGCAGCGGTGACGAACGAGGGTCTCCGAGTCGAGGTGCGAGACGCGCGTCAGTCTCCGATCAACGAGCTGCGATGGTGCCTCGAACTCAGCTGCGGACACGACCTGTGGATTACCTCGAAGTCTCGGCCGCAGCGAAAGCACGCGACCTGCCCCCACGAGTCGCACAAGGGCGCCAGGCAGTGATCCGGACATGCCCGACCTGCGGCGGCCCGATGCTCGTGGTCGACGCCCGCGCCTGGTGCATGAGCCCGTACCGCGAGGGCGGGTGCGCCGGGTTCTGGGCCCGCCGTCGGTGGGGATGGGAACGCCAGGCGTGGCACGCTCCGCTGCTCGTCTACTCACGCCCGTCTGCCGGGGAGAATCCCGGCGCGAAGTCGACGTGAGATTCTCCCCTCTACTCCGGCCGAGGTAGTCTGACCGCGTGGCGCGGAGAACGACGAAGAAGAAGCACCCGCGGCGGCGGAAGCTCCGGCGAGTCCGGCCGGCGCCGGCTGCGGCAGCTCCCGCTCAGGGGCCGCTGCCCCCGACGATGCCGGGCCGGCGTACCGCCCTGACCGCCGCCATCGCGCAGGAGATCGCCGACCGCGTGGCGAACTCCGCGTCGTTCAAGGACGCGTGCCTCACGTCCGGCGTCGTGTACGACACCGGGCAGCAGTGGCTCGAGAAGGGCCGCGCGGGCAAGCTGGCCCAGGCCGACGACCCCGGCGTCTATGTCCTGTTCGCCCGGCTGATAGAGGGGGCCGGCGCGCGACGTCGAACGCTGCTGAAGCTGCAGATCAGACGCGCGGCGCAGGGGACCGCGAAGAAGCCGGGCGACTGGCGCGCAGCTCAGGCGCTCGGGGCGATCACGGACCCCGAGGAGTTCGTGCCGCAGGTCCGACTGCACATCGCCGGAGAGTTCGACGGCGCTCTGGACCGGCTGAAGGAGGCGTTCGGTGACGACATACAAGGCTACGAGCGCGCGCTACATGCCCTCGCTGGCGGAAAGAGCGGCGCTGAAGCTGATGGAGATCCGTCGCGACCGGGCGGACGAGACGCTCCGGGTGGCGGTGAAGCCGTACAGCCCCCACTCACCGCACCCAAAGCAGCGGACGTTCCTTGAGCTCGACGCGCAGGAGTGCCTGTACGGCGGAGCCGCGGGCGGCGGGAAGTCGGACGCACTGCTGCTGGCCGGGCTGCAGTACGTCGACCGACCGACGTACTCGGCGCTGATCCTCCGGCGCAGCGAGACCGACCTGTTCAAGGCCGACGCGATCCTCGACCGCGCGAAGAAGTGGTTCGCCGGCACGGCCGCGCAGTGGGACGCCGGGCTGCTGGGGTTCAGGTTCCCGACGTACGACTCGAATCCCGGCGCGACGATCTCGTTCGGCCACCTGAAGTTCACGAAGGACCGCGACAAGTGGAAGGGCCCGGCCTACCAGTTCATCGGTGTCGAGGAGCTGACGGAGTGGGACGAGGGGGACTACGTCTTCCTGTTCTCCCGCCTGCGCAGCACCGACGCGAAGATCCCGACGCGGATGCGCGCGAACACGAACCCGGGCGGCGTCGGCCACGAGTGGGTGAAGGCGCGCTTCGTCGAGCACGCCGCGCAGCTCGGGACCGGGCACCCGTACAAGGGATGGCGCAAGGGGAGCCGCGTCGGTCTCCCGGTCTTCCAGTCGCCGCCGTCCGAGCAGGTGAAGGAGATCGCCCGGAAGCTCGGCGTCGTCGCGCAGGGCGCGCACTTCGTGCCCGCGTTCGCCGACGACAACCCGTCGCTCGACCGGCGCGGGTACCTGCTCAACCTCGCGCAGCTCGACCCGGTCGAGTACGCCTGGTACGCCGAGGGCGACTGGGACGCGCAGCCGTCGGGCAAGATCTTCAAGCGCGAGTGGTTCGCGCGGTTCCTGGAAGAAGAGCCGGCCGACGTGCAGTGGGTGCGCTACTGGGACCTCGCCGGCACGGACCCCGAGCTCGAGGAGAACGAGGGTAAGGACCCGGCGTGGTCTGCCGGCGTGAAGGTCGGGCTGTGGTTCGACGAGGCCGGCGCGATGCGAGTCATCATCGCCGACGCCGTGCGCGCGCGACTTGAGCCCGGCGACGTCGAGCTGTTCGTGCGCGCGACGGCCGAGACCGACGGGAAGGAGGTCCCGGTGGCGATCGAGCGCGAGCCCGGCAGCTCGGGGAAGGCCGTCGTCCGCGGGTACGCGGTGCGCACCCTGCGCGGGTGGGACGTGCACGAGCACCACAAGACCGGCAGCAAGGAAGAGATGTGGCGCCCGCTCGCCGGCATCGCGCGCTTCGGCGCGCTGTACCTTGTGCGCGGCGCATGGAACCGCGACTTCGTGAACGAGCTGGTGCAGCTGCCCAAGGGCTACAAGGACCAGGCCGACGCCGCGTCGGGCGGCTACGCGTGGCTGCTCGAGGAGCACGGCGACGGGCCGGCGCCGTCTGCAGAGCCAGACCTCGAAGGCACGCGCGAGTCGCCGTGGACTTCATGACGAGGTACGTTGCGCGAATGCACGGCTTCTCCGTCCTCGTCGGCACCCGGCACCTGCGCCCACGCGACGGGCGCGAGTGCCAGTACCTGGCGGATCAGTTCTGCAACAAGTGCGGTTGGCTGCACCCAACCTCGTTCGAGCGGCCGTCGACGCTGGCGTCGTTCACCATCGGCGTCGTCCTCGGCTCGTTCGTGACCGCGCTGTTCCTGCTGGTTCTCTTCGGAGGCTGACCGATGGCTTGGTACGACCCGACGTCGTGGTTCGAGAAGGCCGAACCCGAACCCGCCGCTCAGCTTCCGCAGTCGACGCCGGCGACCGACTCTGCGCCGCCGTCCGAGCTCGAGGCCGCGAGCAAGCTCCCGATGGACGTCCCCATCGGCACGACCGGCCTGCGGCGCACGGGCGGGTACGTCGACGAGGAACTGCTAGTCAAGCTCTCCGGCCGCCGCGCCGCGCGCGTGTACCGCGAGATGAGCGACAACAGCCCGATCGTCGGCGCGGTGCTGTACGTGATCGAGATGCTGCTGCGTCAGGTCGAGTGGCGCGTCGAACCGCAGGGCGAGACGCCGCGGCAGAAGGAGGCGGCGAAGTTCTTCGAGGAGTGCATCGAGGACATGAGCCACACCTGGGACGAGTTCGTCGCCGAGGTGCTGTCCATGCTGCCGTTCGGGTGGAGCTTCTTCGAGATCGTCTACAAGCTGCGCCGCGGGCCCGGCGACGACGCGCGCTACCGGTCGCGCTTCACCGACGGGCGCGTCGGCCTGCGCAAGCTGTCGATCCGATCGCAGGACACGCTCGACCGGTGGGAGTTCGACAACGAAGGGACCGTGCTGGGCATGTGGCAGCAGGACCCGTGGTCTGGCCAGACGACGGTCCTGATCCCGCTGCAGCGCGCGCTGCTGTTCCGCACGACGTCGCGGAAGAACAACCCGGAAGGCCGGTCGTGTCTCCGCAATGCGTACCGCCCGTGGCACTTCGCGAAGCGGATCGAAGAGATCGAGGCGATCGGCATCGAGCGCGACCTGACCGGCCTGCCCGTCGCGTACGTGCCACCGGAGATCATGTCTCCGTCGGCGACGCCGCAGCAGAAGCAGCTGCGGCAGCTGTACCAGACGCTGGTGCAGCAGATCCGACGCGACGAGAGAGAGGGGATCGTCTTCCCTGCGAAGATGACCCCGAAGGGCGAGCACACCGGGTACGAGCTCGCGCTGATCGCGTCGCCCGGCCGGAGGTCGATCGACACGTCGGGCGTGGTCACGCGGCACGAGCAGCGCATCGCCATGACCATGCTGGCGGAGTTCATCTTCCTCGGGACGCAGCAGGTCGGCAGCTACTCGCTCGCATCGACGAAGACGACGCTCTTCTCGACCGCGCTGGGCGGTCACATGGAGAACATCGCGTCGACGGTGAACCGGTACCTGATCCCTCGACTGATGGGGCTGAACGGGTACACGGCGGACGAGTACCCGTCGCTCGTGTACGGCGACCTCGAGACGCCGGACCTGGACGCCGTCGCCACGGCGATCAACAACCTCGTCGGCGCCGGTGTGCTTGTGCCCGACGACGCCATCGAGCGGAAGCTGCGCGAGATGCTGAAGCTGCCGCAGAAGTCCGACGTCCCCGAGCCGGCGCGCGCCGTCCCGAACGCGCCGCCCCCGGAGAAGCCGAGGCCGGCGACGTCGACGGCCGCACCACCCGAGCCGCCCAAGCCGAACAGGCCGCCGACGGTCGGGCCCGCCGCGGAGGAGTAGGCCGTGACGTTCCGCGCGGTGAACAAGGAGGCCGAGCTCGCCGCGGCCCGGCCGACGGACGACTTCACCCGCGCGTTCCAGTCCGCGACGCTGCTGGCCGCGGCGCGCATGCGCGAGCTGTTCCCGGTCGAGCACCTCGAGCGCGCGATCGCGCTGCGGAACTGGATGCCGTACGCGACCGACGCCAGGTGGCGCACCGTCGAAGGCGAGCTCTCCGAGGCTCTCGAAGAAGCGATCCGGGCGAAGCTCGCAGAGGCTGGTGACGCAGAGCTTCGCCGGTTGGACCGGTCGCCGCACACGAACGAGCCCGATGCGACGCTGGTCCGCACGACCGAGCCGACCATCGTCGTGAAGGTCATCACCGGCCGGTTCGACCTCCGAAACCCGTACAGCGAGGACTTCGTGCGTCGCCGCGGCGCTGCTCTCGTGTCCGGCATCACCGGCGCCGCGCGGCAGCGCATCCGCGACGCGATCGAGCGCGGCTTCGTCGAAGGCGTCCCCGTGCGCACGACGGCCCGCGCGCTGCGCGAGACGCTGGGCCTCGACGACCGGTTGTCGCGCGCGGTCGAGCGGCAGATCCGCACCATGGCCGACGCCGGCAGCGACGACGACGCGATCGAGTCCGCGGCGCGCGCGTACGCCGACCGGCTCACCGCGTACCGGGCCGAGACGATCGCTCGCACGGAGACCATGACCGCGTCGAACCAGGGCACGCTCGACTCGTGGCGCCAGGCCGAACGAGAAGGGCTGCTGCCGGGCGGGATGAAGAAACGATGGATCCACGCCGACGGATCTTCGCGCACGTGTCCGATCTGCAACGAGCTCGGCGACTCGGACCCGGTCCCCGTCGACGAGGACTTCAGGTCGGGCGTGCTCGGCGAGTCGTTCGCGCGCCCACCCGCGCACCCAAACTGCCGGTGCACGGTCGGCCTGGTCCGGCCGTAGCAGCTACTCCCAGGTCGGGAACTTCAGCGCTCGGATCGTGCTGGCGAACCCGTCGGCCGTGTCGGCGGCCAGGCTGAGCACGCCGCCGTTGGTCTTCCATCGGATGCGCGCGAACCCCTCGCGGTGCTGGTTCTTGTCGTAGACGAACAGCAGATCGACGGGGTGCACGAGCAACAGCAGGGCGTTGGTGACTGCGAGGCTCTTGGTGAACCATCGGGCCGGCACCGTCGGATCGCCCGGCGTCCAGACGACTCCGTCCTCCGAGACCTGGAGCTGGAAGTCAGCGCGCCCAGTGACGAGGGTGTGCAGGCACAGCAGGTGCCCGTAGATGAGCACCATCCCCTCGCCGTGCCCGAGGCTCTTGGTCGCCCCGCCGCCCCACAGGTCGACGCCCGTCGTGCTGTTCGTGTTCTGAGCCCCGAGGTTGGTGCGGTCGAGAACGCGCGGGGAGAACGGCCAGGTCGGAGGCGGCACGCGACGACGCTAGCTCAACGACGCATCGTTTCGCCCGTGCTACGGTCGACGCCATGCCGATCGACGTCAAATCTCTCGACCCCGCGTCGCGGAAGCTGTTCTCGTACTTCAGGTACCGGCACCTGCCCGAGCACCTGCAGTCGCGGTCGAGGCCGTTCCGAGACCTCGCCGAACACATCCTCGAGTCGACCCCGGCCAGCGCCGAACGCACCGCGGCGATGCGGAAGCTGCTGGAAGCGAAGGACTGCGCGGTGCGCGCCGCGCTCCCAGACGACCCCGAGGACTGAGGCGTGAAGACGTTCACGCTCAACCGCGTCGTCGACGAGACGGGCGTCAGCGGGACCGGCAACGTCGCGCAGGGCGTCGTCTTCGACGACGGGACGTGCGTGCTCCGGTGGCTCACGGCGACACCTGGGACGACGGTCTTCGCCAGCGTCGAGGCCATGCTCGAGGTGCACGGCCACGGCGGGAAGACGAAGATGGTCTACGGCGCCGAGCGACCTGCGACGAAGAGATCGGATTCGTTGACGAAAACGCGACGCTTCCCGGGCCGGGGCGGTAAGCGTGAGACGTCGATCGCGAAGCTCGATCGCGAGAGGCAGATCGTCTACGGCGTCGTCCTTGATCCGTACATCGTCGACGCGCACGACGACTGGATCTCGCCGCGCGAGGTGGAGCTGACCGCGCACGGCTACATGGAGCGTGCGCGGCGGGTCCGGCTCCAGCACCAGGTCGACCTCTCCGCGGTCGTCGTCGAGTCCTTCGTGTTCTGGTACCCGACGCCGGACGACTACGCCGCGGCGGTCGACGGGCGGCCGCACCGGATCTGGAAGATGCAGTTCGGGAACGACCTGATCCACTCGGGCGCGTGGGTGCTGGGCGTTCGCGTTCTTGATCCTACGGCTTGGGCGAAGGTACTGTCCGGTGAGCTTGGGGCCTACAGCATCGGCGGGTTCGGGGTTCGGACGGAGATTGAGAGGGTGCCAATGCCCGAGGTGGAAGTTCTGACCATCGAGGCGCCGACGTCGTGACCAGCAAGCTCAGCGAGATCGACACGGTCGAAGTGAGCCTCGTAGACCGCGGTGCCAACCGGAAGCGCTTCGCGCTTCGCAAACAGGAGAAGAAGATGAAGACGAAGATGACGAAGGCGCAGAAGGACTCGCTCTCGAAGCTGCTCGCCCGCATCAAGCCCGGCCAGACGCCGGAGCGTCTCGCGAAGGCGCTCGAGGAGCTCTCCGAGCCGGCGCGCCAGGCGGTGCTCTCGTCTCTCGGGATCCTGGCCGCGGCCCGCGCCGACCTGCCCGAGGGCATGCTGCAGGCGGTGATGGAGGCGTGCGGCGTCGAGTCGCCGGACGACCTGATCGACCTGATCTCGCCGGCCGCGCCCATGGGTGCTGACAACGAGCCCGCTGTTCAGGCAGACTCGCCGGCGCCCTACCCCGAGGAGCCCATGCCGACCGAACCGCAGAAGAACGAGACCCCCGTCGCGAAGTTCGACGACGCCACGAAGGCGCAGATCGCGAAGGCGGAGAAGGCGGCGGCGGAAGCGAACGCCGAGCTCGCCTCGCTGAAGAAGCAGGCGGAGGTCGACTCGAAGGCGCGCGTCGAGCTGGAGAAGCAGGTCAAGGCCGAGCGCGACGCGCGGCTCGAGAAGGAGTTCCTCTCCAAGGCGGAGAAGCTCTCGTCGCTGCCGACGAAGGCGGCCGAGATCGGCCCGGTGCTCAAGGCGCTCCACGACGCGAACCCCGAGCTGGCCGCGAAGGTCGAGAAGATGCTCGAGTCGGCGAACGAGAAGCTGAAGACCGTCGACTCGCTGCTGAAGGAGCGAGGGCACGCGAACGTCGGCGGCACGGAGACGACGGCGTGGGGGGAGATCCAGAAGGCCGCGGCCGAGCTGCGCAAGGCCGACCCCAAGCTCACCGAGCCCGCGGCGATCGCGAAGGCGATGGAGCTCAACCCGAAGCTGTACGACGCCTACGAGGCCGAGCAGAAGACCGCGCGGTCGTAGGCCGACTCACCACGAACGGGCCGCGCGGAGTGCGAGCGCGGCCACCCACTCGAAGTCCACGCAGCACCGCAGCACCCACCCTTTGACGCAGTACGGAGGTAGCGCCCATGGCGTCTGACGATCCTGGCAAGCAGATCACCCTGGAGGCGGCGGCCGACCTGTCGACGCACCAGTACAAGGCCATCAAGGTCGACGCGAACGGTCGGGCCGCGCTGTGCGGCGCCGACGAGCGCGCCATCGGCGTGCTGCAGAACAAGCCCGACGCGCTGGGCAAGGCGGCCGAGATCATGGTCGACGGGCGGTCGAAGATCGTCGGGTCGGCGGCGCTCGCGCCCGGGACGGTCGTGTCGTCGGACGCGAACGGCAAGGCCAAGGCGCCGGCCGCGCTGTCGAACACCCTCGGCGTGATCCTGGAGAACCCGGGCGCCGACACGCAGATCGGCTCGATGCTGGTGCAGATCAGCCACCTGGCCGCGAGCTAACCGCCTCCACCCAACCTTCTCCCCGCGCGGAGTAGAGACAGCCGCGCGGGCCCACGTCACGCAGCACCTCTCGAGGAGCACCGAACATGTCGAAGCCCACTGCCAGCGACGTCCACGTCAACGCGCCGTTGACGAACGTGTCGGTCGCCTACATCCAGGCCGCAGAGAACTACATCGCGGACAAGGTCTTCCCGATGGTTCCGGTCCAGAAGCAGAGCGACCGGTACTTCGTCTACTCGAAGGCCGACTTCTTCCGCGACGACGCGAAGATCCGCGCCCCGAGCACGGAGTCGGCGGGCGGCGGGTTCGCGCTCGACAACACGCCGAACTACTTCGCGCCGGTCACCGCGTTCCACAAGGACGTCGACGACCAGGTGCGATCGAACTCGGACGCGGCGCTGAACCCCGACCGAGACGCGACGGAGTACGTCACGCAGATCCTGCTCATCCGGAAGGACAAGGCGTGGGCGACGTCGTACTTCACGACGGGGATCTGGGGCCTGGACCTCACGGGCGTCGCGGCGGCGCCGGGCGCGAACCAGTTCCTGCAGTGGAACGACGCGGTGTCGAAGCCGGCCAGCGTGGTCCGCGGAGAGGTCACGCGCATCACCGAGGCCACCGGCAAGAAGCCGAACGTGATGGTGCTCGGGGCGCGCACCTACGCGTCGCTGTGCGACAACCCGGACATCCTCGACCGGATCAAGTTCACGCAGCGGGGCAACGTGAACCCCGAGATCCTGGCGTCGGTCTTCGACGTCGATCGCGTCCTCGTCGCACGCTCGACGAACAACACGGCTGCCGAAGGCGCGGCGGCGGTGATGGCGTACGCGGTGAACTCGAAGGCGGCGCTGCTCGTCTACTCGAACCCGACGCCGTCGCTGATGCAGCCGTCGGGCGGGTACACGTTCGCGTGGACCGGCATGCTGGGCGCCGGCGCCGCGGGCGTCCGCATCAAGAGGTTCCGCATGGAGCACCTCGAGTCGGACCGCATCGAGGGCGAGATGGCGTGGGACCAGAAGCTCGTCGCGAACGACTGCGGAACGTTCTTCGCGTCGGCCGTTGCGTAACGGCAGTCACAGGATAAAATTCGCTCATAGCACGCAAAGAGCAAGGCCCCCGTCGATCGATGCTGGTCGACGGGGGCCTTGTCGTTCGTGCTACGGTCCCCGGCGTCACCCCAACGGGAGAACGAACGCATGTCTCGCTACGTCGCTGGAAAGGTCGTCACGATCCCGGGCTCCACGCACTACTGGAACCCCGGCGATGCGATCCCCTCTGAGCTGGCCGAGAAGTGGTCGAACTTGAAGGCGCTGCTCGAAGACAAGACCGTGCTCAAGCTCGGCGACTCCGAGCCGGTGCCGGCCGAGGTGGTCGCCGCCGCGGCCGGTCACCCGCCGAAGCCCGCGAAGCAGAAGTGAGCTCGAGACGGCCCGTCGGCGGGCCTGGCTAGTTCAGCGAAGCGGGTCGAATGCTCGCAGCCGATACGAACTCCCACGCGCCCTGAAGTGCTCTCCGGGTGAACGGGTCGCGAGAGCGGGGCAACACGACGGCAGTCCGACGCAGTGCACGGCGTCGGTGACGGTAGGCGCGGAAACGGACACGACGCCCGCGCGGGCTGGAACTGGGGAGCAGGCGGACGACCGGCCTTCCCCCACGCCCGAATGATCGGAGACCGCCCATGAAGAAGTCGCTGCCGCTGCTCCTCGCTCTGCTGTCGGTCTACCTGGCGCTGCCCAGCCTCGCCGGCTCGGGCCCGACGCCGGCGCCGCCTCAGAACGTGGTGCGCACCACCGTCGCGTTGGCCGACGGCGGCTCGCCCATTTGGTACGTCGACGTGCGCGGGCTCGACACGAACGCGTGCACGGCCCCGTTCACCGACGGCGGCAGCGACGGGCCGTGCCGACAGCCCCAGGCGGCGATCAACAAGGTGCCCAAGATGCTGAAGCAACCGGCGACCCTGAGCATCGACGCTGGCGTGTACAACGGCATCTTGGTGACCGGGTTCTTGGGCGACGTCTCGGGACCAGGCGGGATCCTGATCGACGGCGTGCTGACCACGAGCACGCTCGCCAGCGGACCGGCGACCGGCACCGCTACGAGCGGCACCGCCGGATCAGGTTCGACGTTCGGAACGTTAGTCCTCACCGGCGCTGGCTGGACGGCGAACGACCTCACCGGTCGATTCATCACGACGGCCTCTCCGACCAACGCGCAGTTCGTGGTGAGCTCAAACACGGTCGACACGATCACGGTCGTAGGACCCTGGGGGGCGCCCACGGCGTCGACGACGTTCACGATCCAGGACCCGGCGACCGTCTTCAACTCGGTGATGGTGCCGCCAGGAACGCCGATCTCTTTGGCATCAACCCGAGGAACGATCCTCTCGTACGGCAACAGCCTCGACTCGAGACGTCAGCAGATCCTCTTCCGCAACCTGCGCTTGGAGATCGACGCTGGGTTCGGCATCAGCATCGACGACTCGAGCGGCGTCGTCTTCACCAACGTTCAGGTCGTCCAGTCGATCGCGTCGGGCGGCGGCGCAGTGGCGGTCGGGGGCCTAGGCGGGGTCGGCGGGGACGTTGCCTTCACCAAGTGTCACATCAATCAGCCCACCTCCACGAACTCGGCAGTTTCTTTCTTCCAGGGCAAAGTCTCGTCTGCGAACAGTCTCTTCCGACAAGGCGCTGGCACCAACCCGGTCCTCTCGCTCAACAACGGCTCAGGCGGCAGCGCCTTCGTCTTCAGCATCACGGCGAGCGAGTTCCGGGGCAGCCAGACCGCCTTGCTGATCAGCTCGAACGCTTCTCCGTTTCACGTCTTCACAAATAGTCGGTTGTCCTGTGCCGCGGCGGGCGGCGCGGGGCTTCGCCTGGGCCTGTCGGCCTCCACCGATATGCCTGCGTTCGGTACGCTCGCGTCCTCGGGTGGCATCGATATCTCGGGCTGCTCGACCGCGATCCAGATTCGTGGGCTCGGGGTGCTGAACTTCACCGGCGCCTTGAGTGGCTCTGCGCTCACGACCGGGGTCGAGGCATCATTCGGAGCGATGCTCGGCTACACGAAGGCCAGCGTGACGCTCACCGCCCCGACGGAGATCAGCCTCGACCCGGCGTCCATCGTCCCCGTCACGTCGACCTTCGCCGGGGTGACCACCAATTCGTGCGTCGCGACCGCGGCGGCCGGATACTACTCGAAGGCCTGCGCAAGGTAGTCTCGCCGCATGGCCGAGTTCACCACCTGGCGCGTCTTCGACGGTCTCGGCGACCCGCTGCCGGGTGCGGTGCCCGCGTTCCTGAAGTTCTGCGACCGCACCGGTCTCGACCTGACTCCGCAGCCGGGGATCGTGAACCTCGGGAACGGGCTGTTCGGCTTCGCGCCGTCGGCCGCGCACGCCGGGCTGGGCGTCGCCTACCTCGTCGACAACGGCGCCGCCGCGTCGCCGCGTTACGTGAACGGCACGGTGAACGCACAGGGTGTCGTGCCGTTCGCGTCGTTCAACTTCCTCAACCCTGACACCACGCTCTTCAACGGGGCGGGGCTGCCGAGCTTCGTCGGCGCCGGCGCGTACGTCAGCAACGCCGGCGTGCCCAGGGCACCGCCCGCCGTGGTGCCGCTGCTAGCGAACCACCTTTTCGCGGTGAGCCCGTCGCAGGCCGACCTCGACGCGGGCGGAGCGGTCTACGTGCTGACCGCGGCGGCGGGAGCCGAACCGTCGTCGTTCGACGGGAGCTTCAGCGCGGAGACGGAGTGGAACTACGACGCCGACCTGGCGGACGCGATCAGCAAGGTCCGCCTGCTGATCGGCGACACGGACCCGAACGACCGGCTGCTGCTCGACGACGAGATCGCCTTCTTCCTCTCCGAGCAGTCGGACAACATCTACCTCGCGGCGGCTGCGTGCTGCCGGGCGATCGCCGCGAAGTTCTCGCGCCAGGCCGACTTCACGAACCTGTCTCTGTCGGTCAGCGCGTCGCAGCGCGCGAAGGCGTACCTCGAGATGGCGACCGAGCTCGAGGCGAAGTCGGCCTCCCTCGTCGGCGCAGAGATGTTCGTCGGTGGGATCACCAAGAGCGGCAAGCAGGAGCTGGCGAACGACACGAACGCGGTCCAGCCGTCGTTCAACCGCGGGCAAGATGACCTGCCGGGCAACGACGACCAAGCCGTGCGCCCGTGGTGGGAGGAGTGAGTGGACCCGCAGCTTAGGAAGACCTGCCGTCAACGGATCTGGGTCGCGCAGCTCTCGGCGGTCGACTCGTTCGGTGACCCGTCGTTCGGCTCGCCGCAGCCGTTCATGGCCCGCGTCGAGGACGACCAGGAGACGGAGGACCGGCCCGAGGGTGAGGAGCGACTCTCGCGCAAGCGCATCGTGACCGAGGAGCAGATCCGGATCACCGACCGCGTGTGGCTGCCGGGCGACTCCCCGACCGAGGCGACGCTGGCGCGCACGCCGCGCAGCGTTCAGGAGCTGCCCGACGAGCGGGGCGTGATCGACCACTACGAGACGATCGTCTAGCCTGCTGGTTATGCCGGCCCGGGTACGACTGAAGGGCGCGAAGCAGCTCCGCGCCGCACTCAAGGAGGCGCGCGCCACCATCGGGCAGGCGACCGCGCGCGCACTATACGCCGCGGGGAACGCGGTCATGACCGACGCGAAGCAGCGCGCGCCGATCGACACCGGCGTGCTGCGCGCCAGTGGCTACGTCACCCTGCCCGACCCACAGAGCCCGCGGGTCGAGGTCGGCTTCGGAGGCGCGGCGGCTCAGTACGCGCTCATCCAGCACGAGCGCACGGAGTTCCGGCACGAGGTCGGCGAGGCGAAGTTCCTCGAGAACGCGATCAACTCCGTCGACGTGCGCGGCATCGTCGAAGAAGAGCTCGCCTCCGGCTTCGAGGATCCGAGCGAGCCACAGGCCGGGCCGCACAACCAGGAGCCGGAGTAGCCATGCCAGAATCCGACCTCGACGTCGCGACGCTTCTCGCCGCCGCCGCGCCGGCGCCTTCGCTGGGCGTCTTCAACGCGGCCGGCGCGACCATCTTCCGCGGGCCCGTGCGCCCGGCGTCGAACGTCGTGCCGCACGCCGCTGTCTTCGTGCTCGCCACGGGCGGCCCCCCGCCGCAGCCATACTTCCGGGTCGGCGCCGGCAGCGCGAGCTTCTACCAGGTCAACGTGCAGGTCCGCGTTCGGTCCGAGCCAGAGAAGTTCGGCGCTGGCCAGACGAAGGCGCTGCAGGTCCGAGACAAGCTGCACCTGGCCACGATCGCCGGCTACGTCGCCTGCAAGGTTCTGAACAGCGAACCGCTCTACCTTGGCAAAGACGACACTGAGCACGACGAGTGGAGCGTGAACGCTACGCTGTGGTTCAAGCAGTAGCTCTGGTGCTACGGTGACAGGCCAGGAGGAAGCACGCCTATGCCACTAGCCGGCCATCCCATCGTCGTCGAGGTGAGCAACGACGACATCGCCTACAGCGAGGTCGACGGGCTGAACAACGTCAGCTTCGGGCCGAACCGCGACCTGCTCGACGTGACGGCGTTCAACGACGCGGACGACGCCAAGCGTAAGCTCGCCGCGCTGCGCGACGTGACGGTCTCCGTGAGCGGGGACTACGAGTCGGCCGACGCGAACGGCCAGAAGCGCATCCGCGACCGCTTCGACGACGGCGCGAACCTCTTCGTGCGCATCAAGTTCGACCCGACCGCGGCGGTCGGTCTGCAGGGCTTCAAGGTGGCGACGAAGGTCGAGAGCAGCGAGATCTCGACCGCCGTCGACGGCAAGATCGAATGGTCGGCCACCATGCAGGGCAACGGGCTCCCGGTCGCGGTCTGACCCTCTCTCGAGGTGAGGCATGCCCAGCGCGGGCTACAACAGCACAGTCAAGATCACCGGCACGCCGACCGCGATGGTCGACGAGGCGACGACGAACCTCGTGCCAGATCTCGTGTACCAGATCACCAACGCCGCGCGCCGCATCGTCGACCCGGACGCGCCGATCATCGTGAAGGTGAACGCCGTCCCGGTCGTCGGCACGTGGAGCTTCGACTTCCTCTTCGGCAAGGTCACCTTCGACGCGCCCTTGGTGCCGTTGGCCGTGGTGACGATCTCGGGCAACTTCCTCCCGACGGTCGATGTGATCGAATCGCGCGACTTCACCGTCAGCATGATGCGCGACCTCGCCGACACGACGGTCTTCAAGGCAAACCCCAACCGCACGCGCCTCGCGCTCCTGAAGGACGCGAACGGTTCGATCTCCCACCTCAAGGCGCTGCTCGACGACCTCGACCCGGGCGGCGGCGTGCTGCGCCTCTACGACCTGTTCTCGTCGGCGACGCGCAAGGTGCTGGAGGTCAACCCAGGCGGGCAGACCGACTTCTGGCGCGGCTGGGTCACCTTCGATTCCCAGGAGGTGGCGACCGCCGTGGCCGACCTCGTCAACGCGACGCTCAACTGGCAGTGCACGCCGCCGCGGCAGAGCCTGCCCGGCTTCGCGTCGTTCCGATTGGGCCCGCCATGAGTCCCGAGCGCCTGCGGCTGGTGCGTGCTTTCCTGGTTCTTCGGCTCAACCTCGAGTGGGCCACAGTCGAGGCGCTCGCCGATCTCGAGGTCGTCGAGTGGGCGGCGTACTTGTCGGCGCGGTAGTGTCAGCGCTTGCACCCGAGCAGCTCGAGGCTCCATGAAGTGCGGCTGTGTCGACACGGGCATGCAGTGCGACGAGGAAGCGCGCTGGCAACCGGTGCTGCGGCTGTACGCCGAGCGCGGCGGCCGGGTGTCGGAGATCGACATCGCCGGCATAGGCGTCTGCGAGGCTCACCGTGCGAACCGCGGGCATCCGACCGACTGGCTCACCGACCACGCGGCGCTCATCGCGTCGGCTCGCTCTCGGTGCTGCCCATCAGCGGCACCTGAACGCCGCGGTCGGGCGCACGCCGGCCTCGCAGGTCGTCGACGCTCACGCCATAGACACGCGCGAGCGCCGCAAGCGTGCGGGCGCGGGCGGCGCCGTACAGCTCGGCGCGCCGGAGCGTGGCGAGTGAAAGCCCGGCGCGGACTGAGGCGACCGTCTGCGAGAGCTGTGCGTGGTGTCGAGCGCCACGGAGCACCGCGGCGAGGGTGAGGTCGGGAGGATCGGCGGTACATGGCATGGTGCGCTTTTACGCTGCCCGCCTGACTGCCCGCTCCCCCTCGAAATGCGAAACCGATCGATTTCAGGCGCCGCGCATTCTTGAGCGTTTGACGTGCTTCGCCCAGCGCTTCGCGCGCGCACTGAACTGCGCGCACCTGGCGAGGGCTGAGGCTCAAGCACCCTTCGATCGTGCCCGCGCGCGAGCTGACCGAGGTGGGCTGGCTCGAGCTCGCCTGAAGTGTGCGTGGTAGACGCCCGCGCGCGCGCCTGCTCTATTCGTCCGACCTCGCAGCACGGGAGAACGACCGCATGGTGCAGATGACCCCAGAACAGATTCAGGCGCGCACCGCGTTTCTGACGAGCCCTAAGGCTCGAGCGGTTCGCGTCGCCCACAACGGCTTCGAGCTCGAGGTGCGGCAGCCGACGCTCGGGACTCGGAACGCCATCTACCGATCGGCACAGATCACCGCGGCCGAGACCGACGAGACCGAGGGCGGGCACCGCAACGGCAAGCCCACGAAGAAGGTCCAGGTGAACTTCGACCTGGGCAAGATGCAGATCGTCTCGGTGATCGCGTGCACGTACTTCCCCGAGACCGACGTTCGCGTCTTCAACGACGTCGACTACCAGACGCTCTCCGATCAGCTCGCGGGCGGCGGCATCGACAAGCTCGTCTCGGCCGCGATGGAGCTCATCAACGTCAAGCAGGTGGACGTCGAAAAAAAATCCGACTCGACCCAGAGCGGCAGTTCCTCCACTTCCTCGCCCTGAAGCTCAAGCGCACGGTGCACGAGCTCGAGGAAGGGCTCTCGGTCGACGAGTTCGCGGAGTGGGCCGAATACTTCAGGCTAGACTACGAGCTGAAGAAGAAAACCCACGACAAGGCGGTAGCAGACGCGCGGGTGAAGAAGGGACGACGCTGACCGATGGCACTCGGGACTCTGAGCTTCGAGATCGACGCGGACGACTCCGGCGCCGCGGACTCGTTGCAGGAACTGAGCGACCGCATCGAGGCTCTCGAGGAGACTCTCGGCGGAACCGCGGAGGCCGCGGAGGAGGCGGGCAAGAGCCTGGGGGATATCGGCCAGAAGGCGAACGCCGCCTTCGCGGTGAAGGCCGTGAAGATGTTCGCCCACGCGATCCAGGAGCTCGGCGGGTTCATCTTCGACAGCGCCAAGCAGGCGGCCGCGGCGGGCAGCGGACCGATGAAGAAGTTCGTCGGGAACGTCGAGGCGCTCCACGAGGCGTTCGCCCGCGTCGGCGCGCAGGCGGCGAGTCAGCTGGCGCCGATCCTCGACAAGCTGACGAAGGAATTCCTGAACTCGAAGGACGCGGCCAACGCGTTCAAGGACGCCGGGAACTTCATCGCCGGCGTGTTCCGCGTGCTCGGCTCGGTCGGCGCGGTCATCATCGGAGTGTTCGACGCGGTCGGGAAGTCGATCGGCGCCGTGGCGTCCGCGATCGTCTCCGTGCTCTCCGGCGACTTCGCCGGGGCGGCCGACGCGATGAAGGAGAACTTCCTCGACGTCGAGAAGATCGTCAAACGCACGCTCGGCCAGGTCGAGACGTTGATGACCACGAAGGGAGAGAACTTCACCGGGTCGATGAAGGCGAAGGGCGGCGGCGGCGCGGCCGAGGCGGAGATGCGCCGGCTGGAGAAGGCGGCGGACGACGCCGCGAACTCCGTCGCCCGGCTCTCGGACGAGGCGGAGGACTGGGACCCCACCTCGGACTGGGAGCAGTTCATCGTGCAGTACAAAGAGTCTCTCTCCGAGCCGCCGCTGATCATGGCCGAGGGCGCGCTGGAGATGGTCGAGAGCATCAGGGCGGCTAGCGGCGCGATGGCCGCGTTCGGTGGCTCGGTGCTTCAAGCAGTCCCCAGACTCAACCAGCTCGTGCAGGCCGCGCAGCAGGGCGCCGAGGTCGGCGGCGTTTGGGGCGCGCTGATCGCCGTCATCGTACAGCTCATCTCGGAGACGGAAGGCTTCGGGGAGATCATCGCGTTCATCAACGGCGTCCTCGATGGCCTGCTCGGCGTGCTCGAGCCTCTCGTGGGCGGGCTCGCAAGCCTCTTCGAGTCGTCCAAGCCGGCGTTCGACGCGCTCTTCTCCACCTTGGCGGGACCGCTGGAAATGATCGGAGAGATCCTCAAGGGCTTCGCTCCGCTCCTGAAGTCTCTCGCTGAGCCGCTCTCGACCGTCTCCTGGCTCGTCAGGTCTCTCGGCGGCTTCATGAAGCTGCTCACCTTTCCGCTGAAGATCATCATCCCGATTCTTCAGCTCCTCCTCGTGCCGCTCCAGCTGTTCGGCGCGCTCATCGAGGCCGTCACCGCGAGCTTCGATGAGATGTTCAAGGAGCTGGACAAGGCGATCGGCTGGCTCACGAGCCGGTTCGACGAGTTCGGCGCTTTCGTGGGCACGCTCGGCGAGCGCATCGAGAATGCAATCAAGGGCCAGGGTTTCCGATCGAACGCCGAGGTCGCGGGCGCTGCGGCGAACCGCGCTGAGACGGTGAAGAACGAGGGGCTCATCTCCGAGCTGCCGCCGAACACCGACGCGATCGACGAGAACACTAAGGCCCACGAGGACCTGACGAAGGCAGCGCAAGCGGCGACGGAGTCCCTGACGAACGTCCCGACCGGGTTCAAGGTCATGGCGTCTCGGTTCGCGGCGATGGACCCCGAGATGAGCAAGTTCGAGCTCAAGCGCGAGCTCGGCATCCCGGGATTCCAGCACGGCGGCATCGTCACGAAGCCCACGCTCGCGATGGTCGGCGAAGGCGGGCCCGAGGCGATCGTCCCTCTCGGCGCGATGGGCGGCGGCGGCGTCACGATCGAGCACGTGACGATCGTCGCGAGCGACCCGAAGGCTTTCTGGGCGGAGCTCCGCCGCACCGTGCAGCGCGAGAGCTTCCTCCGCACCGGCGCGTCGGTGGCCGCAGCGCCGCAGTGGGTCGGGGGCTGAGCTCGTGGCCGACTTCCTGAAGCTCAACAACATCGCGATCCCCGTCGAGGACGGCTCCGCCGCATACGGGTTCGAGGAGCACGGCTCTCGGCAGCGCACGATGGACGGCTCGCTCCGCACCACGCGCACCAGCGTCAAGCGGGTGTGGACCTTCAAGACGCCGGTGCTCAACCCCGAGCAGACGCTGATGATCGCCGGCCTGGTCGCGGGCAACGGGCACCACTTCCCGTTCGACGTCGACGCCTTCGACCTGAAGGGGTTCGGTCCCCTCAATCCCGCTGCTGCGAACGTCTACAGCATCCGCAAGGGCGTCACCGACCTCATCCCCCAGCCCGGCGAGGCGGGGCTCAAGTACGGGGGCGCGCTGGCGGTCGAGAACGGCACCACGAACATGCTGGCGCAGAACGTGAGGACCGGCACCGACACGCTCGGCACGACGGCCGGCTTCACCAACATCGACGCCTGCCCGACCTTCGAGTCGAGAGACCCGTCGACGCTCGACTCCCGATGGGTCGCGTTCCAGGGGACGAAGGTGCTGCGCTTCACGACGTCGGCCGTCGTCAACGGCGTCCGCGGCGGCACGAGCTGCACGACGGGCGGCGGCCCCGGCGCTGTCGGCTACTCGGCGCAGGTCTACGTGCAGGCGAGCGGCGCGGTGCGGTGCCAACTGAAGGACGTCACCAACGGCGTCAACGGGACGATCCAGACCGTGCTCGTGCCCGAACCGTTCGGCTCGACGAAGTGGACGCGCATGACCTCCACAGTGTTTGCCGGAGCGGTAGCGCCCACGCTGGTCTTCGAGATCTTGGAGGACACCGCCGACAGCGGCGTCCAGGTGCTGATCGACGCCCTGCAGGTCGAGCAGCAGCAGGGACCGACGTCGTGGGTCGACGGCGCGCGCGCGACCGGCTTCCTCCGGATGGACGTGCAGAGCTTCCTGTCGAGCGGGCGCACCATCTCCGAGGACGTTCGCACCGCCGTCGACCTCACGGTGATGTTCTGGGCGAACCGCGGGCAGAGCTTGTTCCCCGACCTCGTCGCGCCGCTCTACACCATCACGCAGGACTTCGGCGGCTCGGGGACCATGCTGGCGCGCGGGCACTTCGTGCAGGTGACCTTCGACATTGGCGCCTCGCAGATCATCGTCGAGGTTGGCGGGAACGACGTGGGCGGAATCGGCTCGGTGCCCATGCTGCCTGTCGCTCTCGTGTGGCCGTTCGACGGGTGGAAGCACTTCGCTGTGGTCATCCGAAGGAACTCGGTCTTCGGCACCGACCTGAACCAGCTGAAGCTCTACGTCGACGGCGTGCTGCACAACCAGGCGCTGGCGAGCGGCGCGGGCGTGCTGCCGAACTTCTCGAAGACGAACGCGATCTACGTCGGGAACGACCACAACGTGAGCTTTCGCCGGTTCAACGGCGGGCTGATCGACGATTTCGTCGTCGTTCCGTACGCGATGACCGCGGCGGGCGTGAGCGCCGTCTTCGGCTCGGGCCGCGCCTTCTCCGACCTCCCGCGGCTCGACGCCGAGGGCGCCGGCATCGTGAGCGGTCCGCCTCGGGCGATTGTGCTGGGCGAGCTCCCGAGCGGCGAGTTCGTCCAGGCGGTGATGGACGCGACGTTCACGCAGAACAACCGCAGCGTCGAGATCCTTCTGACCGAGGTCTGAGTACGTGCGCGCGCTCAACAGCATCGAGCAGACGGTCTTCGAGAAGCTCGGCTACAACGCGCACGTCCGCGTGCGCATCGCCGACGCCGACGACGTGCTGCGCGACTACGCGAACCTGCCGGTGGGCTCGAACCTGAACTGGGTGGTCTCGGTCGAGTGGAGCGAGCACATGGACCAGCCGACCGCCGTCGCGGAGGTGGTGCTCACGCGCGCGCACTGGAACCTGTCGATCGCCCCGCTGCAGGACAGCCGGCTCAACCGCACCGCCGCTGGAGCGTTCGGGCGGATCCTGGATATCGGCCGGCGCATCTTCCTCGACGCCGCGGTGAGCGCTTCCGACGGCGGGCCTGCGCGCTGGGTGACCATCTTCGAGGGCCACGTTCTTGAGGTGGATTGGGGGGCCGCCGACGACAACGAGGTGAAGGTCACCGCGCGCGACCTGGGCGGGAAGGTCCTTGACCGGTTCATCGAGGTCGACAAGCGCATCTACAGCACGGCGGCCGGTATCCAGGTCGACCTGGTCATGCTTCAGATCCTGATCGACAACATGACGGCGCCCGACGTCGTGCCGTTCTTCTTCGACGAGGCGGTCCCAGGGTGGGTCATCCGGCAGTTCGTGCAGGACCGCATGTCGACGCTCGAGGCGATCCGTCGCCTCGCCGCTCAGATCGGCTTCGACGTGCGGTACCGCTGGAGCGAGGGCTTCGGGGTCATCGGCCTCGCTTTGTGGTTGCCGCCGCGCACGCCCGCGGTGACGCCGAACAAGGTCTGGCGGCGCGACGCCTACTTCTCCGTCTCGCAGCAGCGCTACTCGCTCGAGGACCTTCGGAACAGAATCCAGGTCGCCTTCACGGAGAAGACCGGGCTGCGTCGCCGGCTCACCGTGCTAGCGCAGGACGTGACGTCGCAGAACCTGTATGGCGTGCGGTTCATGGAGGTGGGGGAAGCAGCGACGTCGGGGATCGATACGGCGGTCGAGGCGCAGCGCATGGCCGACGCGATCCGGGACGACCTGTCGCAGCCGCGTTCGTACGTCTCGCTCGTAACGCCGATGTTTTACCCGGCGATGCTGGGCGACACGATCGAGATCGAGAAGGACGGCGTGACGTTCGATCAGGCGATCAAGATCGTGGCCTACGGCATCAAGCACCGGGTCTCGGGCAAGCAGCACTCGACGGAGTGGACCGGGCGCCAGTCGGGCGGCGGTTACCGAGATCGATGGATGGAGTCGGAGGTCAGGCCGGGCATCGGGCCGAAGCAGGACACGACGCTCGACACCTTCCTCGTGCGCGCCACTCGAAGCGTCGTCCAGGTCATCCCGGGCCCCAACGTCCCGACGGTGATCGTCTTCGACAACGAGCAGCTCGACTCGGGGGCGCAGTACAACCCGGCGACGGGCGTCTTCACCGTGAACGCGGCTGGCGTCTACGAGGTCTCCGCCGACCTGCAGTTCCAGACCGGGCTCCCAAACGTCACCGTAAGCCTGTTCCTCTACCGCAACGGGGCGCAAATCGCCGTGGGCGAGGTGCAGGCCGTACCGGCAGCCGGCAACGCCTGGCTGCACCTCAAGCACACGAACCAGCAGCTCGTCGTCGGCGACCTACTGACCGTCGTCGTCAACCACTCCGCGGGCGCGGGCGTGAACCAGGTCGTGGGCGGCACGGACACGGTGCTAGCACTCAAGCGGCTCCGCGCCGGGGGCTAGCGAGTCCGTCGGCGGACGGCTACCCTTGCGCGCGTGCCGGACGTCGACCCGCCCAAGGAAGCGAAGCTCGAGGTCCCCGGTATTCCCGAGGAGAAGACCGACCCCGGCCAGGCCGTCACCATCGGAGAGATGCGTCACTCGACGAACGTCACCCGCGCCATCGTCGCCGCCGTGGGCTTGTTCCTGGGCGGCGGCGGCTTCGCCGGCATCGTCGCCGCCGCGTCCCTGGTGCGAACCGAGGCGCGAGCTCAGGCGCGCGAGGAGGTGCGCGACCAGCTGAAGGCCGTCGCGGTGATCGACGCTGGGCTCAAGGGTCTCGAGGCTAGGGTCACCTCCAACGAGCAGCAGACCGGGCAGCTCCGCACCGAGGTCTACGACGCGCGCGTCGACCAGCGCGAGTACGCCCGCGCGTTGCAGGAGGTCATCCTCACGAACCGGCCGAGTCCCAGGCTGCAGAAACCGCTGCCGCCGCCGCCGACACCGCCATCTCGTGACGGAGGCCAGCCGTGAACGAAGGCGTGATGCAGCTCGACGTGGACCTGGCGACCGAAGTCCAGGTGCCGGTACTCAGCAAGCCTGAGACGCGGAGCCCAGGTGCGCTCCATGCCGCGGCCGACTTCCTCGCGGTGCAGCGACGCTACGCGAGGCGCGACGTGACCGGCGATGACGTGGACGAGACGTTCTGCAACTTCTTCGTGCGCGAGGGGCTGCGCATGCTCTCGGTCGAGCTGCCGCGCATGCGAGCGAACGACATGGTCGACTGGCTTGCCGACCACCGCGGGCAGGCCGCGGGATGGGCGCAGGTGCAGCCGTGGATCGCCCGAGCTCTCGCCGACGCAGGATGCCCGGTCGTCGCCGGCTGGAAGAACACGCCGGGTAGGCCGGGGCACGTGGCGCTCGTGATGCCGCCGAAGGCAGAGACGGAGCGGGGCCTCCGTATCTGGATCGCCCAGGCGGGCTCGACCAACTTCGCGCACGGGACTCTGGCGCAGGGGTTCGGTAACCTGCCGGTGACGTTCTTCGCTCACCCGTAGGAGCCGCCCATGCAAGCGCTTGCACAAGCCCAGATGTACCGCCGCCGAGCTCGCCGCGCGTTTGCCTGGGGCGCGCTGCTCGCCGCGATCGGGTCGGCGCTGCTCGCCCAGGGTGCTTTCGCTCAGGACGAGACGCTAGACGCCACGGAGCCAGCCCTCTCTGCGCCACGCGCCCCGCTCGCGGTTTCGGGACCCCAGGCAAGCGGCCGAGACCCCATGCTCGATGCGCTGGTGGTCATCGCGAAGGCGTTCGGCGGCGCTGTGAGGGCGGGCGAGGCGTTCGCAGCGGTCGTCCTCGGGGTGGTGCTGCTGGTGCTGGCGCTCCGCGTCTTCGGGAAGAAGCTGCACGACGCGATCCCAGACGACGCGAAAGGCTTCGTGGGTTGGGTCGAGAGCTGCCTGCGCTTCCTGTTCGACACGAAGCCGGGCGGCGTGCTGTTGAACGGCCTCGCGAGCTCGGCGCTGTCCATCGGCGCGATCGCCGCGACGGGGACCGCGCTGACGCCCGAGGTCGTCGGTCTCACCGCGATCGGCTCGGGCGGGGTGGTCGGCCTGGCCGGCGCCCTCTACGGCTGGGGCAAGGACGTTTACGAGTGGTGGAAGGCGCGCAAGCCCGACCCGGCGCCGGCTCAGGCTGCAGGGGTGGCAGCGGCGAAGGACCCAGGCCCGACGCTGAACGGCTGAACGCCCCGTAATGCCCAGCCAGGTCGCCAAAACGGGCGCAGGGCGAGCGATCGCCGCCGTGGTGCTCGCCGCGCTCCTGCCGCAGGCGGCCCGCGGGTCGGCTCATACTTTCGAGCGGTTGAGCGAGGCTCCTGACGCCGGGGCCCTCGAGTTCGACGGCGGCGCGCCCGACGCCGGGCGTTACGGGGACGCGCTCTACGCGCAGTGCCCGGCGAACGACCCGACGCAGCCGGCGACGCAGGACGCCGACGGTTCGTGGCGTCTCCCGCCGCAGCGGGCCGCGCGTCAGGCGTGTCTGCTGGTCACCTGCGACGAGCGGCGCAAGCAGCTCGAGGTCGCGCCCCCGCCGCTCGGAACGACGTCGCTACTCTTCTCGGCGATCGCGCTGGTGGTCGGCCTTGCGCTCGGCGGGTACGTCGGCTGGACCGCGGCGCGTTGGCTGCCGCGGTGATGGTCACTCGACCGGCGCAGCGTTCTCGACCAGGCCGCATGCGAGACAGACGCCGGGCGTAGAGCCGTACCTCTGCAGCATGGAGCCGCACCGCGCGCACGGTTTCTCAGGCGTCCCGACTGAGCCGTAACCGCGAAGAACGATGGCCTCGGCAGCCGCGGCGAGACGGTGGAGCGCCCACGAGGCGCGCTCGGCAGAGTTCACCAGCTTGCGCAGGTCGATGGGTGTCACGGCGTGCGCTCCGGGTGGTGCTTGCACCGCAGCTCCACCGGCTTGCAGGTCACGGTGACGAACAGCAGCGGCTCGCCGTTGTGCACGATGATCCCGTGCTTCTCGTTCTCGGCGTACCGGTAGATGGTCCAGCGTCTTGCCGACTGGTGCGCCTTCTCGAGCGTCGAGCGGCGGTGTGCCTCTATACGAAAGACGCGGGGCGTCTCTCGGCCGTCGATGAAGACCTTGAGGTCGGTTACGCGGCAGCCGCACGGGAGCGGGATCGACAAGTCGTCCATGTCCAGAGTGAGAATCACGGCGTGGTCTCCTTCTTCGGTACGAGGAACCCATGCTCGACCAGCAGCGCGGTGTACTTCTGTCGGTCGGCCTCGACCGTGACGACGCCGTCGACGATGACGCCGCCCGCCTGCTTCCACAGCGCGTGCGGAGACAGGCCCAACCCCATCGCCCGTTTCGACCGCGCGTCCGCCTCCGACGTCGGGCTGAGCTTCACCAGCGAGAGGAAGACGTCGCACGCCTTCCGGGCCCACGCGCGGAACTCGGCGCGCCGCCTCTCGCGCGACATGGCCGCGGCCGAGCTCGGCTGCATCCCGAGCCAGCGCTTCCACGCCGGGTCGAAGCACGTCTGGCAGAAGTCGAGACCGGCGCGCGGCGATACAGCGCACGTCTTGCATAGCGCCTTGTCGCAGCCGTCGCACTCCAGCTCCGAGCGCGGCACCGCGCAGACGCTGCAGCGGCCGGCGCTCCTACGCCCCCGGTGGCAGGCGATCCCCATCGGCCTTCCGGTCTCGTCGTACAGCGTCGTTCCGAACATCGGCATACGAGTCTCCCTTGCGCATGAACTGCTCCACGAGTCGAGCCGCGGTCGAGCAGCGCCCGGCAGTGGCGGCACATGCGCATGTGTTCCTGAAGCGCCATGAAGTCGCCGTCCCGAACGTCGACCTCGACCGCGGCTTGGGTGATTCGGGTCAGCGGGCTCATCTCTGATCCCCGGTCTCTGGCGGGCCGATCAAGCCCGAGGTCGCCTCGCGCAGGTCTCGATCGAAGACACGGAGCTCGATTCGCACCATCATGCCGCTGACGTTTAGCTGAGTCTCCATGCTCACCACGTGGGCGAGCGAGACGACGTTCGGCGACTGCAGCACGATCGGGATCGGCTCTCCGGACCGGAAGAACGCGTAGAGGTCGACGTTCGGGTGACGGATCTTCGCCGCGATCGTGCGCGCGAGCTTGCTGACCTCGACGGCGCCGGTGCGCATGAGCTCATCGAGGACCACGTTCGTCAGGTGGAGCTTGTCGGCCAGCTCGGACGTCGCCGGTTTGGCCGACTCCGCGATCGCGTCGACGGCCGCGTTCCAGTGCCTTGCGCGATTCCTCTGAGCGCACCAGGTCGGCGTAGCTGTCGCCGTCGTGGATCGTCCACGGCTTGTCGTTCCGTACGTCTCGCTGCTCGACGCGCGAGACCTCGATCAGCGCCTCGCGCAGCATGCGAATGACCTCGGTCTCCGTCACCGCAACACCTGCTTGAACGAGAGGACCCAGACGAGCGGGTTCAGGTCCCACGAGCCTTGACCGTTGAGCCAGACCCACCCGTGCATGTACGCGGCGACCGCCGTCGCGTAGTTCCGGTCTGCGCCAGGCCAGAAGAACACGCCCGGCCCGCTGGAGCGGATTCCCTCGGCGCGCGCGTCGGACTCGGAGATCGACTGCACGCGCTCGATTCTGATCTCGATCAGCTCCAACCGGTGCCGGCACATGCCCGAGGGCATGTGGATCGCTGGCAGCGCCGGGTTCTTCCAGCCCCACGTGTCGCACGGCGCGGGCGCCCGGTCGGCGATGTACTCGGCGCAGCAGCCGCGATCATTCGGGTCGGCCGGCTTCCGCCGCACGCCCTCGCGTACGTAGAGCTGCCCGCCCGGTCCGCCGTAACGGCACTTGACCATCGCCTCCCACGGGTCCCCGCGTCGGTCTGGCTGCGTGATCCGCGCGAAGAAGTCGCGGCCCTTAGTCTCATACCCGGCGACGACGGCCGCGCGCGAGAACCCTTCCAGGCCAGACGTGCGCCGGGTCTGCGTCTTCGCGTCGTCGTTCAGCGACAGCACCATCGGCGTCGACATGATGATCGGCTTCGGCTGCAGGCTCATCGACGGGCCGGCTTTCTCGCGAAGGCGCGGCCCTCGGTGAACCCGCGGTCGTAGGCGCCCTTCGACTTCTCCCAGTGGATTCTGACTTCTCCCTCCAGGTCGCGGATGAGCTGCAGCGTCCACTTCGTCAACCCGCTGGTCGGCGGCTCGTAGTGCATGCGCAGCAGCCCGTTGCGCAGCGCGGTCAGGTCGTCTCTCTTCATCGTCGTTCTCCCGTCTCCAGTCCTACCGCAACACGACCTTGTGGTCGAAGTCCTCCGGCTTCAGGTGCAGCCCCAGCACGCCCGACCACACGCGATGGCACTGAGCGCAGGTGATCTTCTGGGCCTTCCTCGGATCGACGGTCCCGTGCGTCCCGGTCACCGGGTCGTCGGCGTCGACGCAACACAGTGTGTGGTAATCGGGCCCGCCGATCGGCGGCGCGTGCCACTCGACGACGATCTTCCCGTCGACCTCGGTTCGGACCCCGACGGGTTTCACGCGGTCTCCTTCTTCGCGTCGCACGCGAGGCACTCGAAGTGCTCGACGCCGATCCGTCGCTGCGCTTCCTTCACCCGCGCCGCGAGGCGCATCAGCTCAAGCACCTTCTCCGCGCTGTGGAAGAGTCGACCTTGCGGCTCGTCGACGGCGGCGATCAGTCGGTCGACCGCGACGTAGTAGTCCAGCAGCACGCCGGCCTCGAGCTTGTCGGTCTGGATGCCCTCGCAGACGTTCCAGCAGACCGCGAGACGTAGCGCCATGGCGGCCTTGACGGCGTGCGCGCCGGACTCGCCGCGCCACGCGACGTCGCCGACGTCGACGCGCAGGGACTTCGCCTTGCGGTCGTGCGCCGCGTGCACCTTGTGCAGCTCGCCGGGCTTCACCGCAGCCCCCGACGGCGCACCGTGCGCTCGCAGCTGATGCAGTGGTCGACGCTGGAGCCGAACTTCGCGGCCGGGTACGTCTCGCCCTTGGTGCGCTCGGTTTTCACGACGGCGACCCGACCGCAGAAGCTGAACTCCTGCGCCGGGCCGGCGTCGACCTCTCCGAACGCGTGAAGGATGGTCGTTCGGGTGCTGCGGTTCCGGTACCTGCTGACCCAGACGTTCATGACGGCCCCGCGATCTTCGGCGGCGGCGGAGCGACGATCTTGTTCGGGTCGACGGCGTCGACGAAGTCCTTCAGCCACGCGTCGAACGAGTCCTGATCGGCCTGCGTCAGCGGGTCGTTCGCGTTGCGCCCGTTCTTCCATCGCCAGTCTTCCCAGCGCCGGCCGATCCACAGGATGAACCCGGCCATGCGGCCGCCTGGGTACTTCTGCTCATCCCGCGCCAGCATCGCCGTCGGCGACGACGTCCCGTGCGCTCGTGCGTACTCGAGGTATCGCGTGTTCCACGGCGGCGACGTCGGCGGCATCGCGCGCAGCGCGTCGGACGCGGACAGCTCGACGATCTTCCCGTCTTCGATGATGGCGGTCACCGACTCGTCGCCACCCGGCCAAGCAGGATCGACTGCGACGACGCGCTTGAGAGGCTCGATCATCGGCCGCGCCGCGGACGACGGCGCGACGATGAAGGCGTGATCCCCTGGCTTCACCGGGGTCTCGTCGAGCTTCTTCCGGTGCTTCGTGTGGTGGTCGTTCGACGCCCGCCACGACGAGCCGCGCTTCTTCCGCTTGTTCTTCGCCATGGTCAGTCCTCCTGCACGTTGTACTTCGCGAGTCGAGCCAGCAACGCGAGACCCTCGGGCGTCTTCCACTTCTTCGCGACGTCGCCGTGCAGCGCCAGGCCGCGCGATGCCGGGTCGGGGTTGCACCCGTACGCGCGCCGGCACTCCTCGGGGCGTCGGTCGAACGACAACCGGCACCCGTCGGGCCCGAGCAGAGAGCACGGCCCCTTCGTGCGGCCCTCATCGTTCGTGCAGCGCCGGCCGACGGTCGACGGTCCGGAGTACGGCCGCGGTCTCGGCGGCAGGAACGGCTCCATGATCACGTTCGGGTTCCAGCCCGGGCAGACGTGATCCCACCCGTCCAGGTCTCCGGCGTCGGGATCGTCCGTCCACCAGTTGATCGTCAGGTGCCGCTCGAAGAACTCCTCCAACGTCAGCCCGAACTCGGCCGCGGCCGGCTCGACCTCTGTCGGCGCGAAGAGACCGGGGCGCCCGTTGCAGAGCTGCCGGCACTTCTCGCACGAGCACGTGCCGGTCTTAGCCCGTGACTCCTCTCGGGTGAGGTACCGGCCGCACTTCGGACACTGCTCACGGGTGTCCGAGCTGATCGGCTCGTGCGGAGTCATCGCCCCGAGCGGCGACGTCGCCGCGCGCTCGAAGCCGCACGGGCACCGGAACGGAGGCGACATGACCTTGACCTTCAGGATCTCGTCGACGTTCGTCTTCGTCATCGGCGCGCTCCCTTCTTCGCCGGCACCGCGTCGACGACGTCGGTCGACGCCGGCAGCAGCCGGACGTCGGTCAACGCGAGCAGCTTCTTCCCGCCGTCCTTGGCGTCGAACAGCGGTTCGAGCTTCTCATACGCCGCCTCGATCGCGGTTTTCACGCCGTTCAGCGCGACCCACGTCGCCTCGGAGTACGGGATGCGGTTCACCTTGTCGCCCTTCTTTGGGTTGCCGTCGAAGTCGGTGCTCGAGTACCGCAGCGGGTCGTTCTCGACGGAGTCGCGCCACGAGTCGTGAAGGTCTTCGGTGAACGGGCGCTTGAGGTACAGGCCGGCCGACGTCTTCCCGACCTCGAACCGCGAGAACGAGACGTCGAGCTCAACCTGCAGGCGTGCGATGTGCCCCGATTGCCCCCACTTGTTATGGTCCGACTTCGAGACGCTGAGCTCGATCACGCGCGACCATGCGACCTTCTGCAACTTCGCGAGTGCGGCCTTCACCGCGTCGCGCAGCTCGCCGATCGCCGGCGCCGAGATCCGAGCGTGCTCGACGACGCCGAAGAAGACCTTGTCGTTCCTGTCGAACATGATCTCGACCGTCGTCCGCGTCCGCTGATCGTGCATCTGTTCGACCGACAACGGCTTCAGCGACCTGCTCATGTGTGTTCTCCTTTTCGACGGCACGGGAAACGGTAGATCGACGAACCACTGCGGCCTGCCCATCTTTGCGGCGCGACGTGTACGCGACGCACGTGTACGGCCAGTCCTTCGCGTTCGGCAGCACGGCACCGAGTTTCACCTCGAAGCCGATCTTCGCGAGCATCGCCTCGAAGTCCGGCCACCCGCGGCCGACGATCGACGAGTCGCCGAGCGCCGCGCGCCGGGTCGCCCAGCCGATCGGAGCGACCGACAGGTCGCCGTTCTTCGGCTTCACGTACGCGATGACGTAGCCCATGACTACCTGCCTCCCTTCTGCTTCTCGTGCAGCGCCGTGCCGTGCGGAGTCTCGGCCGCGCGCAGCTTGCAGCCGATCGCGCCGCAGTACGGGCACACATCGTCGCCGACGTGCCATGTCTTCGGCGGGGTCGCGTCGCGAACCTCTAGCTTCAGCACGCCCTCGACCGGCAGCACGTCGAGGTGGATCTCGACCGACCCGTCGCGGTTCTCTCGCGCCGTGCCCGCCTTGATGCGCACGCCGTGCTTCCGCACGATAATCGCGTCGTAGTTCTTCATCGGAGCGAAACCCCCGCGTGGTACTCGCGCGTCGCCTTCTCGCAGGCGTCGCTGCAGAACGTCGCGCTGCCGTAGACCTCGCCGCCGCAGTCCATGCACTTCCCCGTCGGCACGCGGGCCCGCGTCGCCGGGTCGTTCAAGTCGAGTTCTTCGTACCAGATCGGCGTGCCGGCCGGGCCGAACTGCGCCGCGGTCGGGTCGACGATCAGGCCGTCGGGCGCGACGCACCACCAGTGTTGATCGCGACCCCACGAGACGTGAGCAAACCCAGCGGCGCGGCGCAGCTCGGGGAACGCGGCGACCATCTCCGTCGTCGCGGCGTCGCACTTGCCGCGGACGAACCCGCGGTGCCGCGCGACGAACGCGGCGATCCAGTCGGCGTAGGTCACGGCTTCACCGGGGTCGCGAGAATCTTCTGCGCCAGCTCCTCGGTCACTGCCGGCCGCTCGCGTAGCCACTCGATCGCGCGCTCCCGCCCCTGCCCGATGCGCTCACCGGCGAGCACGTAGTGCGACCCGGTCTTCTCGATCAGGCCGCAGTCGACGCCGAGATCGATCACTTCGGCCTCGCGGTGCACGCCGCGGTCATACGTGAGATCGAACGTGGCGACCGCGAACGGCGGCGCGCATTTGTTCTTCACGACCTTGAGGCCGACGCGCGACCCGACAACCGCGTCGCCGTCCTTCAGGTTGCCGACGCGGCCGAGCTCCACGCGCACCGACGAGTAGAACTTCAGCGAGTTGCCCCCCGTCATCTGCTCTCCGGGCGTGCGCGCGTTCAGGAAGATGATCACCGTGCCAGACCGCGACGTCGCGGCGGTCAGCTTCCGCAGTGCCTGCGACATGAGACGTGCGTGAATGCCTTCGACCGTCTCGTCACCTTCGAGTTCCGATCGCGGCACGAGCGACTGCACGGAGTCGACGACGATCAGGTCGATCGCGCCAGACCGCACGAGGCTCTCGCAGACGTCGAGCGACTGATCGCCCGTGTCGGGTTGCGAGACGAGCAGGTCTTCGACGCGCACGCCGACGCGGCGCGCGTACGCCATGTCTAGCTCATGGTCAGCGTCGATGAACGAGGCGACGCCGCCGAGCGCCTGGCACTGCGCGACCGCGTGGAGCGCGAGCGTCGTCTTCCCGCCCGCCTGCGGCCCGAAGATCTCCACGACCCGGCCGCGCGGCCACCCGCCGCACCCGAGCGCGCGGTCGAGTCCGACGCTGCCGGTCGGGATCACCGCCACCTGCTGCTCAGACGGCGTGCCCAGCTGCTGGATGATGCCCTTGCCGTACTGCTTCTCGAGGTGCGCCACGACCGCGGCGACTGCCTTCGTCTTCTCGTTCGTCATCGTCGTTCTCCCGTTGTGCTTCGAGTGAGTGAAGCGGGCGCAGGACGCGGTACGGATCCGCGTCCCGACCCGGCGCACTCACGCGCCAGTCAAGACCGCGATCACCTCGGGCGGGAGTCCTAGCTTCACCAGCTCCAGGTGCAGTGCCTTCCGCGCCTTGACGTGGTCGGTGACGTACCGTGCGCCGTCGATCACCGTCGAGACGACGTCGGCCCGCCCCTTCCGCCGCGCGGTCTCGTCGGCCAGCAGGCCGATCAGGAAGTCCATGGCGATCGACTTCTTCTCGCATCGGGTCGTGGGCTTGTTCAGGACGCCGATCGCCTTCTCCAGCACCACCTCGCGCCGCGTCTTCGTCTCCGCTTCCATGATCGACTCCTCCGTGTGCCACGTGTTCAGCCGGCGATACGTCAGCGGCTTGTTGGGTCCGAACGTCTTCCACGCAAGCAGCACCGCGCGGCAGTCGTCGCAGATCTTCTTCTTCAGCTTCGGGTTCACCGCGCCCGCGGTCGTCACGAGGTGCGAATACTTCTTCGTCCCGCCGTGCAGCGCGTGGAGCGTGTAGTACGTGCCGTCGAGTGGCTCGCCGTGCGGTGCGATGCAGTAGACGAGCTCCTCGCGGAGCTTCTTCCGGCGTTCGGCCCGGTCGCGGCGTGCGGCGCGCGCCTTCCGAAGAGAGTCGGCGCGCTTGGTCGCGGTCGAGTCGATCTGCTCGATCTGCTCTAGGTGGTAGCTGTTCCCGTGGTCGAGCACGGTGCGCTGCTGCAGGACCCACGACGCGCGGTCGAGGCCAGCGACGACGTCGGCCTTGAACCGCTGGTAGTACCGCGCGGGGATCTCCGACTCGTCGCCGAACGCATCGGAGAGTAGCGCGAGCGCGAGCTGCGCCGGGCCCGATCCGTTGTAGCCCCACTCGAAGTCGTGCGAGTGGTCGCGCACGTTCGAGTACGTCGGCAGCAAGTACTCGGGACCGTCGCCGGTCACGCGTACTTCGCACCCGGCCGGCGTGCGCGTGCCCCAGTAGGTTCGCGGGAACGTCATCGCCCGATCTCCTTCAGGAACTTCAGCAGCTGCTCGCTATACCGTTCGATCCGGGCGCCGTGCTCGCGGCGCATGTGCGGCGCGTGACTCATCTCGGCGAGGAACAGCGCGGCATCGAGAACTGCGGAGATCGCCAGGCCAGCGACGTCGGCGGCATCGGCGGTCGTCGACTCGATCGATGTCGCGTACCCGAGATCGCGCGCCGCCTCGGAGATCGCGTCCTGCAGAGTGCCGACGTCGAGCATGTGCCCGACGACGTCGACGGCGCGGGAGTGATCCGCGCCGACGAACTTCAGCGTGATCGTGACGGTCGCCACGACTACGCCTCCTCCCCGTCTTCCGTCTCGCCGTCGATCCCGACCGACTTGAACTCCTTCCAGCCGTCGACGAGCAGGCGCCCCAGCATGACCTCGACCGGACGCGCGTCGACCCGGCGATCCAGCGTGCCGGCGAACTGCCCGAGCACGTCGATGACGTCGCCGATCGTGATGGCCTTCCGGTCGCCCATCTTCGCGCCGAGCGCCCA